CTCCCTGACGGACAAGAGGGACAACTCTTTTACTTGGTTGTAGGTGCAACCGATAGTGGAACTGCCGCAGATTTTAGTATAACCATAGCAAATGCGAGATATACCGAAGTTGGAGTTGGAAGTGCAGTTCAACCTGTTACTGGTTCAATTGTATGGAATCCATTTGTTACTGAAACTGTTCCTGTTTCTATGGTTACTGTTCTGTTCTCACAAAGTAATTGGAATATTGGTATTGGTGGAACAGTTACAGCAGATTGATAAATACTTACACCCAAAGAGTGCCGAGAGACCTGTGAAGGTCTCTTTTTTTATGCTCCTCATTCTTCTCCTCTTCCAACTCTTTGGACTCTTTCTCTTTCTAATTTCCCTCACACAAGAACTTTAATACATACAATAGTTACTTTTTAACTATGAAAACCCTAACCTTCACAGAAGAACAACTTAAACTTCTGGCAGATGCATTATGGATGAGACAAAGATGTTTTATTGCAGGAGATAGAAGATTCAAAGAATATGGTACGATGCTAAATGATATTCTTGAAGATATGGAGTATACCCCATCAAGGTCTTGATTATGACTTACGATACAGTTTTTATTTCAGATGTCCATTTAGGAACTCCAAGATGTAATACTCAAAAGTTTTTGAAGTTTCTCAAAGAACTTAAGACAAAGAAATTAGTTTTAGTTGGTGATATTATTGATATTCATTGTTTAGAAAAATACAATACTCGTTGGAAAAAAGAACACACAGAGTGTGCTCATCAGATTCTTAACCTTGCAAAAAAAGGAACAGAGGTTATTTATATTCTTGGAAATCACGAGGCACAGATTCGTCGTTACACGAACTTTGAGCACAAGAACTTCCAAATGGTAGATGAATATACGCATAAAGATTCAAAGGGGAATAAGTTTCTCTGTATTCATGGAGATAAGTATTCTGAGTATTCTTCTGGGTCTTGGAAGCAGTTGATGTTTAATAAGGGATATGAAATTATTACTCCATTAAGTTTTTGGTTGGAGAGATTTTTTCGGTTCTCTTTGGTTTATGCTTTGAAAAATAGTGTACGTGGTAAGAATTACATTAATCAATATGAGACTGATATTGCTTCATATTGTGCTCAAAGAGATAAGAAGTATGATGGTGTGATTTGTGGTCACATTCATTCGGCAAATATAAGAAATTTTGATAAATTGACTTATATGTGTTGTGGAGATTGGTGTGATACGTGTTCCGCAATTGTTGAGAAAGATGGAGTATACTGTCTAGAAAAGTATTAATGATTAGTTCTGAGACACCATATAAATTGGCAGAAATTATTAGGAATACTTGGCCACAACTTTACATGCCATTTAAAAGAGACTATAATAAAAAAAGAACCAGTAATTGTATGAAAGTATTACATGTAGTTTTTTCTACCAACAGAGTAGAGTTTCTTGAAAAAACATTTGAAGCAAATAAAAGACTTGATTTTTCTGGATTAGATGTTCATCATCTGTTTATTGATGATTATCCAATGGGTAGAGATAATGATTCTCTATTGAAGTTTGTTTTTTCCAATGGATATGATGAGGCAATATTACATGAAGAAAATTTAGGTATTACCAAAACATGGCAACAACTTTTTGATATAGTAAAAGAAAGAGATTATGATTATATTTTTCACCATGAAGATGATGTAGAAGTTATGCATCCATTGAAAGTAATGGATCTTGTGGAACTTCTTTCTCAAGACAATACACTTTCACAGGTTCAGTTAAAAAGAAACAATTGGTATGAATTTGAAACTGATGAAATAGGACCAAAAGATGATGATGTGATATTTAAAAATTATAGGTATGAAAAAGCAACTCCATACTTTTGGATGTTGATGTCTTTATACCCAGCATGGATTGCTAAAGAACCAATATTTGAAGAAACAGGATTTAATCCATCAGAATCTGTTATTGCCAATTATTTGCAGCAAAAGTATAATATTGGAGCAGGTCTATTAAAAACTTCTGATGGAGGAATAATGGTCAATCATATTGGAGATTATTTCCATGGCAAAAGAGTCTCAGAAAATGAACCTGGATGGGATGGATTTAAGTACATTGATCCTAATGTAAAATATTGCTCTAGGACTGGAGGATATTGGAGTGAAGGTTAATTTGATTGTTGCAGATAATTTTTATGATAATCCAGATGATGTTAGAAACTTTGCATTATCACAAGAATATGCTGTTAGAGGTAATTATCCAGGTCTTCGTACCAGATCATTTTTAAATGAAAGTCATAAGGAAGTGATTAGTTCTTTAGTTTCACATGCAGGTGGTGGAGTTACTGATTGGCTTTTAGATGAAAATGGAGATGGATATACTGGTGCCTTTCAAATTTGCACATCAGAGGACAGGACTTGGATTCACTCTGACTATAATAATATGTGGGCTGGAGTTTGTTATCTAACACCAGATGCCCCTTTGAGTGGGGGAACTGCACTTTATAGACATAAAGAGTCTATGAACAGAATGTCTGTAGATAATAAAGACTATGGAGAAGATGCCAGAGACTATACTAAGTGGGAAGTGGTAGATAGAATAGGAAATATTTACAACAGGTTGATTTTATATCCAGGCAATCTTTTTCATGCCTCAGTAGATTATTTTGGAAATAATCTGCACAATGGAAGACTTTTCCAGACATTCTTTTTTAATACTAGATATTGATCATGAATTTTATTACTAGCTGTGCAATTAATCCTGAATATAATAAAAGAATTTTTGTAGTAGATAACTTTTACACTGATCCTTATGCAGTAAGAGAGTATGCACTTCAGCAAGATTTTAAAGCAGACTTAAGATATTACAAAGGAAAAAGGACTGAGCAGCAGTTTATAGTTCCAGGAACTAAAAAGATATTTGAAAAAATTATAGGGCAAGATATTACTGTCTGGGATGAGTATGGAATGAATGGAGTCTTTCAGACATGTAATGCAGAGGATCCCCTTGTCTATCACACAGACTTTCAAGAGTGGGCTGGAATGGTTTATTTGACTCCTGATGCTCCATTTGAGTCTGGCACTTCAATGTTTGCTCACAAAGGCACTAGAGCGAGGCATATCACAGACTTAGGTATGGATATTGCATTTGATGGTGGGTTTTATGATGGTACTAAATTTGAATTGGTAGATTCTATAGGAAATGTTTTTAATAGATTAGTTATTTTTAATGGTAAATGTATACACTCTGCCTCTAAGTATTTTGGTAAAGAGTTGTCAGATTCTAGACTATTCCACATGTTCTTTTTTGATTGATGAAAAACACTAAAATTTGCCTTCATTCTATGGTTGGAAATGAAGAGAAAGTTATTTTAAGAATGCTTGAGTCTTGTTATGAGTATATTGATTACTATGTAATTCAATGTAATGGGCAGGATAATACTGAAAAGATTATTAAAGATTTTTTTGAAGATAAAAAAATCCCAGGATTTACATATCAAATTGAATGGAATTTCCCAGGATGGAATAGGGATCATGCTCTGAAAAAATGTCTAGAATCTGATCATCAATGTGATTGGATTTTGAGAATGGATGCTGATGAGCAACTTAAAGTGGATGATGATTTTAATTGGTCTATATTTGATCAGACAATGATTCAAAGCTTTAATATCATGGCTCAAGATCCTGGATCTTTTTATTATAGAACTTGGATTTGGAATGCTAAATTGCCCTGGTCATTTAGGCATGATAAAAGGCATGAATGTATTTTGTTAGAAGGGACTGAAGAATTTCAAAGAATAAATCTTCCAAATGGATTTAGACATATTATAACAAATGATGGAGAGACCTGGACGAACTCTTCAAAGTTTCTTTCTGATGCTTTAGAACTTGAAAACCACCACATAACAAAAGAAACTTTACTTTCTGATTGTTATCATTTTTTCTATGTTGCCAAAAGTTATAATGATTGCTATACAAATTCAAATTTCCCTTTAGGTTATGACCATCAAAAAGAGTATGCTCGTAGGTGCATTTTTTATTCTCAAAGTTTTGTAGATTATGTCAACAGAGAAGATGAGATGGTCTATTATGCTCAATACATGGTAGGAAATGCTTATAAGTTTTGTGGAGAATATCAAAATGCTATAACTGCTTTTACCAAGGCACAAAAGTACTGCTCCACAAGAAATGAGCACTACTGTGGATTAGCAGAAACATATCACTGTATGGGCGATTATAGGTCCATGTTAGAGTATACAACTATTTTGATGCATCCTGAGAGGAAAAACCCATTTCCCAATTCAGTATTCTTAATTCATAATTCTGCATATAATGATACTGGAGACTATATTCAATATCTTCATAATATAGCTCTATCCAATGTATGATTATCTAATTGTAGGATGTGGTTTATTTGGCACATCTTTTGCGAGACTTGCTACTGATTCTGGAAAGTCTTGTTTGATTTTAGATTCTAGAGATCACATAGCAGGAAATTGTTATACTGAAAATATAGAAGGTATTAATGTACACAAGTATGGAGCTCATATTTTTCATACTAGTAATAAAGTTGTATGGGATTTTGTGAATAGATTTTCTAGATTTAATAATTATATTAATTCACCTAAGGCAATATCTGGGGGGAAAATGTATTCACTTCCCTTTAATATGAATACATTTTATGAAATATGGGGGGTTAAATATCCACATGAAGCTAAGACAATAATAGATAAGCAAAGATATAAAGGAACACCTTCTAATTTAGAGGAACAAGCTTTATCTTTAGTTGGAGAAGACATCTACAATTTATTAATTAAAAATTATACAGAAAAGCAGTGGGGGAAAAGTCCTAAAGAATTACCACCTTTTATTATCAAAAGATTGCCACTGAGATTTACTTTTGACAATAATTATTTCAATGATTTGTATCAAGGTATTCCTATTGGAGGATATACTAAAATGTTTGAAAAAATGTTGGATGGGGTTGATATACAATTACAAACTAATTATTTTTCAAATAGAAACTATTTTAACTCTTTGGCAAGAAAAATAGTATTTACTGGGTGTATAGATGAATTTTTTGATTATGAATATGGGGAACTAAATTATAGATCCTTACATTTTGTGAACCACACAATAGATATGGAGAATTGGCAAGGAAATGCTGTAGTCAATTACTGCGATAAAGAGTATAAAATGATGAGGTGCATAGAGCACAAACATTTTGAAGGAACTAATTCAAATAAAACAGTGATTACTCATGAATATTCTCAAAATTATGTAAAGGGATTAATTCCATACTATCCAATAAACAGTGATGATAATCAAAAGATATACAAAAAATACTTAGAAAAAACTAAACCATTGACTAATTTTATTTTTGGTGGTAGATTAGCTGAGTACAAGTACATGGATATGCATGTTGTCATTGAGTCTGCAATGAATAAGTTTAAACATGAATCATAAATTTAGTATAATTACTCCTGAACATAAAAAAGAAAATATTCCATTTTTGGTGGAGTTATATGAGACTATAAAATCTCAAACTTATGAAAATTGGGAATGGGTCCTTTATCTAAATGGAAACTGTAAAGTTTCTGATATTCCACAAGAATTAAAAGATGATAATAAGGTTAAAATCTATACAGGGATAACCAATCAAAATGTAGGATTTGTTAAAAATAAAGCCTTTCAGTTGGGCAAGGGTGATATTTTAGTAGAAGTTGATCATGATGATCTTCTTTCTGAAGATTGTTTGGAAGAGTTGAATATTGCTTTTCAAGATGAAGAAGTTGGATTTGCTTATAGCGAAGATCTTCTTTATGATATGAGAGGTGATGAATATAAAATTCCTTGGAATCCAGAAAATGGATGGACCTACAAATGGATGAATTTTAGGGGGGAAGATTTTATAAAAATTGATGCTTTCCCACCAACGAGTCATAGTATAGGAATTATTTGGTATGCACCAGATCATGTGAGAGCATGGAGAAAAAGTATATACCAGGAACTTGGAGGTCATAATCCAGACTTAAATATTTGTGATGATCATGAATTAGTGATTAGAACTTATTTGAAAACTAAGTTCTGCTTCATACCAAAAGTTCTTTATTATTATAGATGGCTTCCTGGTAATGATAATACACAGACTCAAAGAATTGATGACATACAAATTAAAACCTTTGAATTGTTTCATCAATATGGGCAGCAACTTGCAGAACGTGATGCAGAACTCAAAGGACTTTTGAAAGTTGATATTGGGGGAGGATTGTTTCCAAGACCAGGATATGTTACAATTGATCAAGAAGGTGCTGATATCACTTGTGATTTAAATGATGGAATACCTTTACCAGATAATACTGTTGGTGTAATTAATGCCAGTCATGTTATTGAACATTTAAGGGATCCAGTAAAGACCATGAGTGAAATACATAGAGTTCTTTGTGATGGAGGTTGGGCATTTATTGAAGTACCTTCTACTGATGGTAGAGGTGCATGGCAAGATCCAACTCATGTGAGCTTTTGGAACCAAAATAGTTTTTGGTATTATACCAGAGCAGACAAAGCACAATATATAAGAAACACCTCAATTAAATTTCAAGAATTTAGATTGGAAACTAATTGGTGGGAAGATGGTATTGCAGTTACAACTGCTTGGTTGTGTGCTGTAAAATCTAATAAACGTAGACCACATCCAGTAAGAATTTAACTATTATGAATTTTACAGTTTACAGTAAATGGGGGTGCCCATACTGCGATAAAATTAAAGTGATACTTGAGGATTTGAGTATAAAAAAAGGATATACTTCAGTTTTTTATGAATTAAATACAGACTTTACCAGGGAAGAATTTTATTCAGAGTTTGGTGAAGGATCTACTTTCCCTCAAGTTATTATGGATACAAAACACCTTGGGGGGTGTTCAGATACAGTTAAGTATCTGATTGAAAATTCCATTCTTTAATGACTGCTATAAATAATACAGATTCTTCTAGTATGAATAGAGGAATTGAGTTGATATTAAGAAAGAAAAATCTTAAGAAAAAAACATTTTTATTTGTGTTTGAAAAAATAATATTTCTTTTTAAAAGAGAAATATTTATTTCCCTTAATTTTTCCTTTGATATAAGGAAATCTCAAAGTAAGGAGTAAAAAAATGATAGCAATTTCTTTAGTTTTTTCTGTAATGTTTTTTATCATTTCACTTATTGTTGGTGGAGTAGTTGGGTGGATTTATAGAGAATATGTTTGGTCATCCCAAGCTATGAGAATGCATCCAGAAATGTATGATGAGAATGGAAATGTTATCCCTGATGAAATCATTGCTTTTAGATTTGAAGAAAACACAGAGGAAGAACCTGATTTAGAAGATTAATTAAATGGAGAGTAAATTATGAAATTACCACCAAATCAATTGGTGTCTGAGGTTGTTCAAAGAGTTTCTAATGCTAAAACTAGAGACGAAAAAATTGCAATCCTCAGACACTATGATACCCCTGCTTTGAGAGCTATTCTTATTTGGAATTTTGATGATTCTGTGCAATCAGATCTTCCAGAAGGAGAAGTCCCTTATACCCCAAATGATGCTCCAATTGGAACAGAGCATTCTAGAATTGAACATGAGTGGCAAAAGTTTAATCACTTTGTTAAAGGTGTCTCAAATGTCACCAAGTTTAAAAAGGAAATGATGTTTGTTCAGCTTCTTGAAGCTTTACATTCTTCTGATGCTGAACTTCTTTGTCTTATGAAGGACAAACAAATTCACAAAAGATACAAATTAACAAAAGCAGTAGTTCAAGATGCTTTTCCTGAAATTGTATTTTCATCTTGATTTGAGTAATGGATAAAGATAGAATACAATTAATTGTTAGAAACTTAGAGTTATTAGTAGATTCTTTAAAAAAAGAAATTAATTCAAATTCTGAAGTAAATCATTCTACAAATATTTCAGAATATTTAGGTTCATTAAATGATTATGATGAGGTTTTTGTAGAGGAGGATTATTGACAACATGAAGCCTATTAAAGCAAAAGATCTAATTGAACTTGATAAAAATCTGCAAGTTGTCAAACTTCAATGCTATCCAGTCCCAGAACAAGTAGTATACCAAGCTGGGAAGAATGATTATTCAGAAATTCCAATTCATGATCAACAAATTCCTTCCCCTACAAAATGTGGGGAGTGGATTGTAGAACGTCTACTTAGCAATGATAAAGGTCACTGGGGTCCATTAGAACACCCAGGAATCACTTTTTCAGTGTCTGGGTATGTTCATAATGTTGCAATGCAAGCAAGGACTCATAGAGTGGGTATAAGCTTTGATGTTCAATCCCAAAGGTATACTGGAAAGAGAGTAATTAAAGTTGCTAATGGTGAATTAAAACCTGAGGAAGTTTTCTATGTTAGACCTCCTGGATTTTATACCAATCGTCATGGCAAAAAGTATGATTGGACTCTGGCAGATTACAATGATGAATTGGACTTCATTTATGAGGGATGCAAGCGTTATGCCTACAAGTATGAAAAGGGAATGTGTGAAGAGCACATTAGAGACTATCTTGCACAAGCAATTCGTCAGAACTTTGTAGTCTCATTTAACCTCAGATCTGTGCTTCACTTCATGGATCTAAGAGCAAAGATGGACGCTCAACTGGAAATTCAAGCTTTATGTGAACAATTTGCTCCTCATCTTAAGTCTTGGTCTCCAAATGTTTGGAATTATTATGAAGAAAAGCGTCTACATAGAGCAAAGCTATCTCCATAAAAATGAAAACTTGGTGCATCAAAGACAATCTAACTGGTCACATCTTTAAAGTTCTCTTTACTAAAAAAGAGTTTGATCAATTTATAGAAGATAATCCAGACATGGAAGAGTGTATTAATTGCATAGAGTGTGATGATGCACCTTCCATTTGTATAGAATAAATATTTTTGTAACAACTATAAAATATGGCAATATATCCAATCATTCATAAAGATACTGGGGAAAAAAGAGTTATTGAAAAAAGTGTTCATGAGATAACTCAATGGTATAAAGACAATCCTGAATGGAAAAGAGATTGGTCTGAAGGATGTGCAAGTCCAGGAGAGACTGGTGATTGGAGAAATAAACTAATCAGCAGAAATCCAGGATGGAATGATGTGCTTGCTAAAGCAAGCAAAGCTCCAGGTTCCCGTGTAAAGAAACTCTAATGGCAAGAAAAAGAAGAAGCAATGATGCAAATCCAATTGGCATTGGATTGACTACTAAACAAATGAAAAGAAGAAAGCCAATAAATACAGATCTTCTTTTAAATATTACTCCAGCAACAGAAAATCAAGCAAAACTTTTTGATGCTTATGATTCTGACAAACACTTGTTTGTTTATGGATGTGCAGGAACAGGAAAAACATTCTGTGCTTTGTATCTTGCTCTTAAGGATGTTCTAAGTGAAATTACACCATATCAAAAAATTGTTATTGTCAGATCACTTGTAGCAACAAGAGAAATAGGATTTCTTCCTGGAACTCATGATGACAAATCTTCACTATATCAAATACCATATAAAAATATGGTAAAGTATATGTTTGAAATGCCTACTGATGCTGAATTTGAAATGCTCTATGGTAATTTGAAATCTCAAGAAACAGTTACATTTTGGAGCACATCTTTTATTAGAGGAACAACCTTAGATAATTCAATTATTATAGTTGATGAATGCCAAAACTTGAACTTTCATGAACTTGATAGTATAATTACAAGAGTTGGAGACAACTCAAGAATCATGTTCTGTGGTGATGCCACACAATCAGACTTAACCAAAACTAATGAAAGAAGTGGTATTTTAGATTTTATGAAGATTATACAAAGGATGCCTGAATTTGAAACCATAGAATTTGGTGTAGATGATATTGTAAGATCTGGACTTGTAAAATCTTATATTGTCAATAAAATTGCAGCAGGATTTTAAATATGCATAATACTGCTTATAATCTTGGTAAAACTTTAAATTATAATTATTTAAATTCAAAACCATTTCCAAACATAGTTTTGGATGATTTTATTAATCCTGAGATTGCAAATCAATGTTTTGTTGAATTGAAAAATTATGATGGATGGGGATTTGAATCTCCTTCCAATGAATATATGAAATCTCATCAAGTAAATAAATTTTATAGTCCATGGAGTCTAGAGAATTTAGAATATTTGCAACAATCTGCTCCAACTGTTTATAATACTCTTCAGTATTTTAATTCAGAACCATTTCTAAAATTTCTTAGCGAGTTAACTGGTATTGAAAACTTGATTGCAGACCCATCATTTTCTGGTGGAGGATGTCATAAAATTAATACTGGAGGAAAATTGTCCTTACATGTAGATTATAATTTAAATGATAAAAATCAATTTAGAGTTTTAAATCTTCTACTTTATTTAAATCCTGATTGGAAAGAAGAATGGGAAGGTGCGTTGGAATTGTGGGACAATCAATCAAAAAAATGTGCCCATAAAATTCTTCCCCTGTTTAATAGGGCTGCGATATTTACATTATCTGATAACTCTATACATGGGCATCCAGTACCTTTAAATTGTCCTGAAGATATTCAAAGATATTCTTTAGCACTTTATTATTTTATTGAAAAACCAAATCAAGAATATTATGAAAGAAGAGCAGTTGTCTGGCATGATTTTTAATCATTGTAATGTAAGTCTCCCTTCTCTTGAAAGGGAGACTATTGATGGAGTAAGATATTACAAAATTCCACATGGAGATGAACTAATGAAGTTTGTCTCCATTACTTCCGTAACAAGTCATCACAATAAGCATATTTTTGAACAGTGGAGGCAAAAGGTTGGGGAAGAGGAAGCAAATAAAATCAACAAGCAAGCTACTTCAAGAGGAACAGAACTTCATAGTATAGTTGAAAATTATCTTCTTAATATTCCAGAACTTCCAGAATCATCTTTGATTTCAAAACATCTTTTTAAGATAATAAGACCTGAACTAAACAAGATCAATAATATTCATGCACTTGAGAGATCATTGTATAGTAAGGTTTTAGGTATTGCTGGAACAGTTGATTGTATTGCAGAATATAATAATGAACTGTCTATTATTGATTTTAAAACTTCCAAGAAAGCAAAACCCCTAGAGTGGATTGAACACTACTTTGTTCAAGCAGCTGCTTATGCTTGTATGTTCTATGAACTTACAAATATTCCAGTCAAGAAATTAGTTATTATTATGGCTTGTGAAGATGGTGAGTGTGTGGTTTATGAACAGTATGATAAAGTTAAATACATTAAACTTTTAAAAACTTATATTGAAGACTTTGTGAACTTTAAACTAAAAGAATATGGAAAATAAATTAGAATCTTTGCTGGAATCTAAATTTTTATGTCAAACAAAATTTTCTAAAATTATAGAAGATATTGTAAAAAAAAATAACGATATGAACTATATTGATGCCATAGTTCATTATTGTGAGGAAAATAATTTAGAGGTTGAATCAGTATCAAAATTAATAAGCAAACCACTTAAAGAAAAAATTAAATGTGATGCTATAAATCTCAATTTCTTAAAGCGTACTTCTAGAGCTAAATTGTTAATATGACACCCTTTGATGTATATAAAACTTATGTGGCTCTAAAGAATCACTTTAGTAAACCAAGTTATGATTACATCAAATATGCTGGAAAAACCAGAGCATCAATAGAATCTTTTAATAAAAGGAAAGATAAGTATTGGTATGAAAAACTCTCTAGACAAAAATCTGATGATGAAATAAAAGATTTTTTTATTGCAAATTTTATTGAAGTTGATGATCCTTCTAGACTTTGGATAGGGGAACTTAGTAGAACTGGAGAAAGTGTTTACAAAGATTGGATAAAAAGACAACAAAGTTTATCTTATATTTTTAAAGAGCAATCAGAACAATTATTTGTTGAATTTGACCTAAATGATTTGTTTGATTGCTCAAAAACTCATCCACCAATACTCAAAAAATATTTAAGTAAAAAAATTAATTCAGAAACTTTGGTAATTTTTAATAAAATCTTTTTATTCAGTGATCAATTTGACAATAAACTTTTAGATCCTGTGTGGGAATCTGTATCTTTGAAAATTAAGAAGTATTCTCCATTTCTAAATATTGATATTAAGTCTTACAAAAAAGTGTTAACTTCTATAATTGGGAGAAAATCTGATGGCATTCTTTGATTCTGAAATTGTTAAGCAAGAATTAGAGGATATTAATAGACTTCAAAAAGAATTAGGTAAAGAAATTTTTAGATTTCCTTCCATGAGTAAGGTGGAGAAAGAAAATCATATTAAGGTGCTTTCCAATTTATTAGATAAGCAACAATTACTTTATACTAGATTAAGTTTGTCTGATGATCCTAGTGCAATTGAAATGAAAAATCAGATATTAGAATCATCTAAACTTCTTGGGTTTGGAAACTCTGATATTAATTCAATTTTTAGAACAATGAAAATGACCATTGCCAATTTAATGTCTGGGGTTGACAAATAGCTCCAGACATCTTACAATAACCTGTAACCTTTTAATCCAATTAATCCGAGGTAATCTAATGTCTTTTTCTGATCTTAAAAAGAAGTCTTCTCTGGGAACATTGACTTCTAAACTTCTCAATGAAGTTGAAAAGATGAATTCTTCTGGAGGATCTTCTGATGATCGTCTTTGGAAACCTGAAGTAGATAAAGCTGGTAATGGATTTGCTGTTGTTCGTTTTCTTCCCTCTCCTGAAGGTGAAGAACTTCCCTGGGCTAAAGTATACACTCATGCCTTTCAGGGAACTGGGGGGTGGTTGATTGATAACTGTCTGACAACTATTAATCAATCTTGTCCAGTATGTGAATCTAATCGTGAGTTGTGGAATACTGGAAGTAAATCTAATCAAGATATTGTTAGACAAAGAAAGAGAAAGATGTCTTATTACAGCAACATTTATGTTGTTCAAGATAAGGCACACCCAGAAAATGAGGGTAAAGTATTTCTCTTTAAGTATGGTAAAAAAATCTTTGATAAAATTTCTGCAGCAATGCAACCAGAATTTGATGATGAGACACCAATTGATCCCTTTGATTTCTGGGGTGGTGCTAATTTCAAATTGAAAATTACCAAAAAAGATGGTTACTGGAATTATGATAAATCAGAGTTTGATTCTCCAGGAACTCTTGGCAATTTTGATGATGATGTGCTTGAATCTATCTGGAAGAAAGCATATTCTCTTGAAGAGTTTGTAAAACCAGAAGCATTTAAATCTTATGAGCAACTTGATACTCGTCTCAAGGCAGTTCTAGGTAAAAAACCAGTCAAGCAAGATGAGTCTTATGATAATGAGGATGAAGGATCTGCTCCTCCTCTAACTGAAAGTCTTAGAGATGAACTCAATAGCATTTCATCTAACAAATCATCTTTTGATGATGAGGATGATACACTGAGCTATTTCCAAAGACTTGCCGAAGAGTGATTATCTTGGGACTATAAGTCTTAAGTTATCTCCTTTCTTTGTAAAATCATCTACATATTGAGATGAAAACCCATAAGACATAATAGTTCTCATATCATCAATAGCAGTTTGTAAATATCTATCTCTTAGGAGGTAGATATTTCTTTTTTTATTATTTTGTTGAATTTCATATTCATAAATGCTTATTAGTTTTACTGGATTTGTTGTGACTGATTGTCCTTTCAATTCATCAAAATAGGTAACACTAAAATTAGCATCAACTTCTTTTCCTTCTGGTATAATTAGTTTACCTCTAGAGTCTAAAACAGTTGTAGTTTCATAATGGTGAGGTGAATTTAATTCTGCTTCTATGTACTTTCTTTCCAGATATTCAGAAAACTCCCCATCAGAAAGTGGCCATTCAGTTCTAAGGTTTAGGATATTATTTGATATTAGAACTACCCAATCATATTCTGGAGAACCATAGACTTTTTCTGCTACTTGTTCTGGTCTTTCTTCTCCAATGATTTTATATTTTGTAAATGTAGTTGCATTTTGGAAGTAATCATCACGAATCTTTGCTCTTCTAAAGAGGTTCTTGACTCTTACATAATCATATGAAGAGTTTCTGTTTGTATTTTGAGACTGGTAAAGTAAGTCTGATACTTCTCTGAAATATGTCATTGTTTAAATCTTACTATTTTGACCTAATCCTATTGGAATTCCTGCAGCTCTTTGACGAGCTTCAATTGTTGCTGCAGTATCTCCTGGTACTGGACCAATAAACTCAGGATCTCCTGGTTGAGGAGCAGGAGTTTCTGCTCCTAAATTGTCTGCAGTTACTGAATTTATATTAGGACCAATATCATCATAGGTTGCATCATATTCATCATTAAATATTGGAGTCAATTCAGTAAATCCCATTTGTATAGTCACTGAGATTGGTTGGGAACCACCAGCAAGAGCATCATTAAAGGCAGCATAAAGTCCATCAGGGGTATAATTAACAGCAAAAGATACTAATGCACAAGTTTTTATTCTTCCAATACTCTTTAATTCACTTCCACCTTCTCCTGATAAAAATTTTAATTTAAAAACATTAGGAGTTCCCAAAAAGAAGGAAGTGTCACCAGAACCCTTTCTAGGAGACATTCCTTGTTTGAAGAATCTTATAATTTTTCTAATTTCCGTTGCTTCGTTTTGACTTCTTGGAGTCATTTTAAATTGAAAACCAAACTGTCTTAACTTTGGACCACTAAAAAGAAGTTCTAAATTTGGATTGATTGCAGCACCAGTTGCTCTTGTAATATATGCTTCTGGATTAACTTGTATACCAAGTTTCCCAATTAAAGAAGCAGCTGCTCTTGTAGTTAAAGTTTGTCTAACTCTTTGTCCAACTGATGGATCGTTTAGAACTTTCATAATTTTGTCCCCAACATTAGATAGTTGCCCCATATTTTCTCCAGAAGCTATTATACTAGCCCCCTCTGTTAAAGGTCCCATTAATCTAGCGGCAGCATTACTTAAACTGTCTTCCCCCCAACCAACAGAATTTGTTTCTGTGATGTCATTAGGAATTGGAAGTGTTACAGATCCAACTGGTTCTAACTTAGCAAAATCACCTTCTCTTTGAACAACTCCTGTTCTTTTATATCTTACTTGACTAATAAAAATTCTATCTTGTTTAGAATTCATAGTTATAGGATATTTTAATGCTCTAAAATTTTCCTTTTTCCCAAATTGATCGGGATTGAATTGAGATAATGCGTTAGTGGGTGCAGTTTCTTTGTTGTTTGGACCAGGATCTGCCGCACCTGGAGTTTGTCCTTGTGCCCCTTGTGCTGGTGTAGGTAAAGTTGGAGATGGAGTTACTCCAACTTGAGGAGCTTGTTGTTCTAATTTACCTTGTAATATTGCTTGAAACCTTGCTCTCCAAAACACTCCAAAACCATCTTTTGCTCCTTTAGTTCTTGAAGCAAAATCATTCAAAGTGTTTTCCACATCTGCTTGGAATAGTTCAGTGCTTGGACCAGGACCAAATTTGAATGTTACAACTCCATCATCATTAATTGCATAATATGCAGCATTAGGTCCAGTACTTACAGCATAAAATGGAACATAACCAGATGGATTTGATGAAGTTATGGTGCTAAATTTGGGGTCAACTTTTATGGGGGTATTTGTTGGGATTGATTTTCCAGTTCCAGGTCTCCAGTTTTCGTTTGCCATTTATCTACCCCACACTTTTTCTGAAGGAATAGGTATTTCTACCCCACCCAAATCCCTTACAAATTCTTCTACTGGTAGTAGACACATGGTTTGCCATTCTTGCTGTGCTAAGATTAGATAAGGACTTCTTACCTCTGATAATAAGTATTTATGTGCTCCTTTACGAAACTTTGGTATTCTATCTTCTGCCAGACTCATTACTATTCCCAATCTTTCCTTAGGACTGTAGTAATGAAGATTGACAGCAAAAAAAGATCTTGCATCCATTTCTAAAACAAATGCTAATGGATACTTATCATAATAAGGAAGATCTCTTCTTGTCTTTGCTCTATATTTGTAGAACATTAAATTAAATAATAGAGGAAATGATGTACTTCTATTTTGGTCTCTTTTCAATACATCACCAACTTCATCAGACCTCTCCTCTGTTATAATATCTTCTGGGGATCTCTCAAACAATTGTTCTCTGTACCATTCTCTTGATTGATTCCTTTCCCCAGAATTTTCTTTTATCTGCTCGAAGATAGTTTTATATGCCAAGATTATCCTCCGTTAATATTTGAAAGTTCCATCTTCTATCTTCACAAAACTCTTTTGCAGCTTTCCACTTTGCTTGATTTTTAGCAAACTCTTTTAACTCATACATTTGTTTTTGAGTCATCCTCTTTTGTGGTTTAGGACCTTCAACTTGTCTTTTTGGTTTTACTTCAATCAAACTTTCTTTAATAATTCCTTCAGCATCTTTATATTTTATGTAAAAGTCAGGAAAGTATTTGTGGCATCTATTGTCTAATGGGGATATATATGGAATCCAAATTTCTTCACTAGACCATTTTATAATATTTTCATTCAGGTCACACCAAACCATAAATTTTCTTTCCCACAAAGATCTATAAATGATATTTTTTGGATCTCCAATATATTTTTTGGGGTTTGATGGTTTATAGACACCTTTATAACTCATACATATAATATAGGCACTTCAAAGTATTTAGATGGCAATTAATACCCCTAATAATAGTATCTACATTAATGAGGGTCTTTGGCTCAAGTCAACTAATGATGTAATGAGTTTAATGGATTTATCCATTTCATCCTGTTTTGCCATTGATATAAAAAAACCACCAATTAAAGGAGATGAGTCTATTTTTCTCTTAGCATATGAAGCAGTTCTTCCAGGAACTTCTTTGGAACTGGCTCAAGTTTCTGGAGATGTTCAGGGGATAGTAGAACAATATCCAATAAAAAGAGTTTACCCTCAGGTGGATGTTAGTTTTTATATTAGAAGATCATATGATACCATTAAGTTTTTTGAGTCTTGGATTGAAAAAATTGCACCACTCCAAGGAAGGTCTATTGATAAAGGATCTTTTATTAAATTTAACTACCCTGAAGTATATGAATGTGATATTAATATTATAAAATATGAACGTGATATGAGACCTTCAGCACAAAGGTTATCTAAAGGATCTTCTGAAGGAATCATTAATGATCCTAAATCCACTACATATACATTACTTAATGCTTATCCAATTAATATAATTTCTATACCTGTGTCCTATGAACAATCAAGTATTTTAAGAACCACTATTACTTTCAATTATGATAGATATGTTTATCATACTCATAAAGGAAGATCAATAACTCCAGTTCAGGGAACATAAATAACTCTAACTGATTTTAATATTTAAAATGCCATTACCAGTTGTTGCAACTCCAACTTATGAGTTGACTTTACCTTCAAATAAAAAGACAATTAAGTATAGACCTTTTCTTGTTAAGGAAGAAAAAATTCTTATTCTTGCTATGGAGAGTGGTGATTCTAAAGAAATCACCAATGCAGTCAAAAATACATTAAAGGATTGTATTTTGACAAGAGGCGTGAAGATTGATAGTCTCCCAAGTTTTGATATTGAATATTTGTTTTTGCATATTAGAGCAAGATCAGTTGGAGAATCTGTAGAGTTGATAGTTACTTGTCCAGATGATGGAGAAACACAAGTTGAAACTACAGTTAATATTGATGAAATTGAAGTTGTAATTCCAGAAAATCATAAGTCTGAAATTAAAGTTGATAATAATATCACTATCAAGATGAAGTATCCATCACTTCAAGAGTTTATTGATAATAACTTTGATTTCTCTGGACAAAATAGTAGCAAAGATACTATTGAAAAATCATTTGATATAGTTGCTTCTTGTGTGGATATGGTCTACACAAAAGAAGAGTCTTGGTCTTCTGCTGATGTTACTAAAAAAGAATTGATTGATTGGCTTCAGACATTAGATGCTAATCAATTTAAAGATGTTGAAGAATTTTTTAACACAATGCCCAAACTTTCTTATACTTTAAAAGTTACAAATCCTAAAACTGGAGTAGAGAGTGAATTAGTTCTGGAGGGTTTGTCCAGTTTTTTCGGATAGTTCTTGGTCATGAAGATTTGGAGTCTTATTATAGGACAAATTTTGCCTTGATGCAGTACCATAAATACTCTTTGACTGAGATTGAAAATATGATTCCTTGGGAACGTGAAATTTATTTGGCACTTCTTGAAAATCACATCAGAGAGGAAGAGGAAAAAGCAGCAAAGGCAAATAGATGACCCCAGAAGATTTTAATTATTTTCAATCAAGAGTAACCAGATTTATTTCGGGATCAAGTTCAGGAATTAAATTTGGTTCTTCTGTTGCGCCAAAATATACAAGACTCTCAAGCATCATTCCAAAGAGGGCATTGCCCCAACAAGTATTAGAAACTATACAAAGAAAAACAACATCTGATTCAGATGAAGGAATAGAAGCATCTCCAAGAGGAATATCTGCATTAGGTAAAGTTACATTAAATCTTGAGCAGACAAAAAATAATTTAGAAAAGATACTTGAAATTATTGCAGAAGATTATAAAACTACTAGAGAAACAAATAGAAAAGAATCTGATGAACTGAGAAAAAGAATTGCAAATAGAGGCAGAATATTTGGTAAGAAAGAATTAGGAGACAAAAAATCTGATGTTCTTGGAATAGTTAAAAAATATGTAGGATCATTCTTTAGTGGTGCTGGTGGTGCCATCAGAGGTCTTGCTATGTTTAACCTTTTGCAAGGGTTGTTGAGTGGAGATCCATCAAAAATTATAGGACCTTTACTTGGGATTGGATTGACTTATGTTCCAAGTATTATAGGTAGTGTTATTGGTGGTGTTGTTGGTAGTATTGGAACTGGTTTAGTAGGAAGAATGTTTGGTGGTGGTGCAAGAGCAGCAGCACCAGCAGCACCAGCAGCAGGTACAGCAGCAGGAGCATCAAGACTTGGTGGGTTAGGACGTCTTGGAGGTAGAGCAGCATTAGTTGGAGGAAGTCTTGCATTAGCAAGTAGTTTGTTTAATAGACCTCAAGAAGATACACAGCAGCAAAGATTAGAACAACTTACTGAGCAACAAAAAGGATTAGTTGCACCTTCTGCAATAGGTCCTCTTCCTGAAAATGAACTGCAAAGATTTGATAGATTGAATAAAAAGTTTGAGGAAGCACTTGATTTTTTGATGGGGAAAAGAGGTGGGCAGCAACAGCAACAAACCTCTGGAGGTGGAGGAGGTGGTGGAGGTTCTCCTACTCCACCTGGACAACCTATTTCTGGACCAGCCCCAGCAGAAATAAATGCTCTAATGTCAGCAATTTCTGCAGGAGAAGGTGGACTAGAATCAGTTAATAAAATTGGAGCACTTCCAGGACTGTCACAAATGACTATAGATCAAGCTATAGCAAAAGTGGAAGGATTGAAGGCACAAGGAAAAACTTCAGGAGCTATGGGAAATATGCAGCAAAAGTCTCAATTTTTAAGAGAAAGAGCTATAGCAGCAGGATTGGACCCAAGCACTGCATTATTTAATGAGGAAAATCAATATAAAATTAATAGAGCATACCTTGCAAGTTTATTTTCAGGTGGAGAACAACAAATAGTTGATTTAATTAGATCTGGAAAAATTAATGATGTTGTTAATAAATTAAAAGGTGTTTGGCCATCTTTACCTGGAGGCAGTCAACAAAATGTTCATACCTCATCTTTTTATCAAAAATTTGATTCTTATTTAAAACAATTAGGAGTTGGTTCAATTTCGTCACCAACACCTATTCCCCCATCACCAAGAAATATTCCATCTCCACAATCACAAACTCCAAATATTACATTAGTTCCTGTTACTTCTGGACAACAATCTCCTTCCTCGGATGCTGCTATTGGAAATGACGTGGTTCCTGCAATTGATACTACATATCCAGAAAACTTCTTAGCATTGTATTCTAAACTCATCTATCAAATTGTGTGATAAATGGACCCAACAGTAGTAAGTAGACCAAAGGTTAATATCACACCAAAGATTACTAAAATTGGTAATCTTGCACAGTCTGCTGAAGAAATCAGAAAGACTTCTTCAAGGTTAAGAAAAACTTTTGAGAAAGGAACATATCAAAAGAAAACACAGTTATCAGTTCTCAACAGATACAAAAAAAGATTAGAATCAATACAAAAACAAAATGATAAAAAGTTTACAAAGAAGCAAAGAGTAAAAATAAAATTGCCAGAGATTAAAAAGTTTGCAGGAAGTTTTTTCACTCCTGGTGGTGGTGCAAATGACCCATTAAAATCAATAGGTGCATTGGCAGCATTTAATGCACTGAGAAAAGGTGCAAAGGGTGATGTGTTAGGAGCAATAGGTCCTGCATTAGTAGCAGCAGGAATATTTTTTGGTCCTTCTTTATTAAAAGGTGGCGTTAATTCTATTAAAAGAAGTCTAGGATATTCATCAGGAACTTCTGGAGCAAGAGCAATTATTCCTCCAACTGGAAATAGAACTGTTTTTGGAGGAATCACTTCAAGGTTGGGTAGAGTTGGGAGTCCAACTGGAACTCCTGGTATCAGGTCTAATATTGGATTGACTGCTAGACAATTTCAAGCAGGGGCTTTTATGCAAACTCCTGGAGCCAGGGCTGCCTTCCCTGTAGCACTTCCAGGGACACCTTCTACTGCAGAAAAATTGGGTGGGGCTGCTCAAAATGTTGCTAATAGATTTGGAGCAAGGGGAGGTGCTGTAGCAGCAGGATCTGCCACTTCAAGAGCTGGTGGATCTATTGCTGCAAAAGCAGGAGGTGTTGGTGCAAGAGCAATTCCATTATTAGGAACCGCATTTAATATTGGACTTTCTGCTTATAGATTTAGTCAAGGTGATGCTGTTGGGGGAATTTTGTCTGCTTTAAGCGCAATCCCAATTGTGGGTTGGGCAGCTCTTGGTGTAGATTTGGCAAGAGAATTTGGAGCATTTGATGGAACTATTTTAGGAAGAAGGGGTCAAGACAGATTAAAACAACAAACAGAAAAACAAAAAGCATTAGTAGAAAGAAAAGGTGAAGGAGGAACTCTTACATTTGGAAAAACTTTAAACAGATATGAAAGAGTAGTTAATAAATTTGAGGAGTTTGCCAAAAATTTTAAAGGTGCTATGGGGATGGGAGGAGAACAAACTGGAGTTATAGAAACAGGAAATAGAGCAGTTCCAACTGGAATAGAACTTCAAGATTTGGAGGCAACTGGGGGAGAATCTCCAGGAGCACCAGACTCTCCTTATGGTCCAAGAAGAGGTAGGATGCATCAAGGAAATGATTATTTTAAACCAGTTGGAACACCTATTAGTGTTGTTCAACCAGGAACTGTGACAGTTGCAGATATGAATTATGACCCAACTGGATGGGGAGCAGTCGTAGAAATTAGACATCCAGATGGTTCTTTAAGCAGATATGCACATTTAAGTAAAATAAATGTAGCTCCAGGAAGTGAAGTAGTTCCAGGACAAGTTATTGGACTAACAGGAGGAGCTGCTGGAGCTCCAGGTTCTGGAAATTCTGAAGGTCCTCATTTACATTTTGAATATGAAAATGCATCTGGAAGAGTTGACCCAACATCAGTAGCACCTAAAATTTTTAGATTTGGTGGTAATGTTAGGGTCAAACAATCAGGGCAACAATCATCAAGATTATCTTCAGAGGCACAGCAAATACAACAGACTGGAACATACACTGTTGCTGGAGTTACTTATGATGTAAAAACAGGTGCTCCAGTGACTTCAACTCCACAAATATCAAGATCACCAAGACCAGCAAGAGGTATTCAATATTATCCTTCTTATGATTCTAGAGGGCAAATGGACCAAGTAATTCCATATCCAGTAGTTCAACAGCAGCAAATGTCTCAGGGACAATCATCCTCTTCTATGATAATGTCTGGACCATCAGAACAAGAGTTGTTAAATAGTTTTTATAAGAGAGTTCTTCTCAATACAGTAGCATAATGTCATATTTTAATTACAAAATAAAAGAATTTTTGATAGAATCTTGGGATGGAACATCAGTCATAGATGTGACTCAGTGCATTTCTTCAGTGCAATATTTTGAAGATCTATTTTCGCCTGCCATTTTTATTTCAGTCTCTTTGGTTAACACTGATGGTATATTGACTTCACTGACCAATGAAGACAAGTCTATGAGTCCTGGTTTGAAGGGGGGAGAAAGAGTTAGATTAATTATAGAACAACCAGCAACCAAAAATTCTATTAAATTAGAAGAAGACAAGAATGAGTATTACATTTATAAAGTTCATGGATCTACTTCAGAATCTACTAGAGAAGTTTTTTCTTTAGAACTTGCACCAGTAGAAGTCTTTACAAATGAAACCACAAGAGTTTTTAAAAGATATCCAGAAAGTGGAGAGCAGCCAATAAACAAATCAGTAAGTCAAATTATTAAAGATGTCCTAAGATCTAATAGACCTGTTAGCACAGAACCTACATTAAATTCTTATTCATTTTATGGCAATTCTAAAAAACCCTTTACAACATTGACATGGTTGTGTCCCAAATCAATACCAAATATAGGAAAATCTGGTAATACTTTTGGGACAGCAGGATTTTTATTTTATCAAAATAAAAATGGATATAATTTTAAGAGTGTAGATAATTTGATGAGCAAGTTAAAGGAGCAGAGTGGAGATTCTAAGTCTATTCAAAAATTTTATTATACCAATACAATATCTACTCCTGCTGATCAACTATCAAATTTTAAAATTATTTCAATGCCTGTTTTTGAGAAGAATGTAAACATTATTGAAAATTTGAGAATAGGTATGTACTCTAGTGTTAATTATTTTTATGACATTAATACTAGACAACCAAGTTTTTATGAATATAAATTGACAGAAAGTTATGATATCATGAAACATTCTTCCAGTAAGACTGAGAAACCAAAAATACCAAAGGGGTTGGAGGATTCTCCTTCTAGGATTATGTTAAAGGTTATTGATAGTTTAGTAAAAGTTCCAAATAGCATTGATCCTGAAACTAAGAATGATGATAGGGTCAAGTATCAGTCACAATCAGTTACTAGATATAATTTAGCATTTACTCAGGTGTTAAATATAACTATACCATTAAATTTAAATCTTACTGTTGGTGATGTGATAGAATTAAACTTTGGAAAAATTACTAAAAATGATTCTGACCAAGGCACAAAGGATAATTTAAAATCAGGATTATATTTAATAAAAGAATTATCTCATTTATTCTCTCAAAACCAAGGATATACTGGATTAAAATTAGTAAGGGACTCATATGGAGATTTATGATGAACACAGATCAAAAGATTAAAGATATAGAAAAAGAGTTAGATACTAATGTTATAACTAAACAAAGGAGAAGATATTTGGAAAGTGAATTGGATTTTTTAAAGAAAGAAAAATCAAATTTGAATTGTCTTGAAATTTTTTGCAATGAAAATCCAAGTGCTCCTGAGTGTAGGATTTATGACCTATGATGTTAGAGCAAACTTTAATTAATCCAAATTTTGCTGGAAGAGATGGATTTAAGTGGTTCATAGGGCAAATAATAGCATCTGATTCTGGCAAAGATAATAAACTTGGATGTAGAGCCAAAGTTAGAATACTTGGTCATCATCCAGGGGATAATCAAATTAAAGATGATAATTTACCTTGGGCACATGTAGTGATGCCTCTTGGATTGGGGAGTGGTTCTGGATACTCTGGCGTAAACCCAAATTTTAGAGGTGGTGAAATTGTATTAGGATTTTTTCTTGATGGTGATGATGCTCAACAACCAATAATAATTGGAAGTTTATATGAAAGTGGATATGGAATTGCTCAAGGAAAATCTTTTTCCCAAGTATTAACACAAGGCACTTCTGAGTTTAAACCTTTTGTTGGTAGGTTCCCTAACAATAAAATGGTCCAACCTATTGGAGCTTTCAGACCTGCTGGGAGAGGAATTCCAAAATCAGATGGTAAAGTAAATGCATCTTCTAATCCAGGAGAATCAGTTAAACCAAATGAGGTTATAGAATCTAAGGGAGATGTAATAACTAACAACACAGGTAATGTGGTTAATGTTCCAAGTTATTGTGAGAATGGTAATAAGAAATTTAATAAACTGCAACAAGCACTAATTAATTTTATTAAATTTCTCAATACAATAGAAATTATAAATGGACAATATATCAATAAAGTTTTAAACAAAGTAGTGAGTATAACAGGTGAAATATCTTCAGTAGCAAATGTTATCTCTGATATACTCATTGGAATTATAAGAACAGTTAGAAATGATATAATAGATAAAATCTATGAAATGCTGTCTAAGTTTTTTGGTATCAGTATTGAACCTCCTGTTATAAAACTTGCAAAAAGAACAGCAGTAGAGTCTATTATAGACAGTATAATATGTGCCTTTGAGAAAATTTTATCTCAGTTAGTATCTTTTGTTATCAATTTTCTTACTGATATGGTAGGTAAGGTCTTAAATGTTGCAGTTTGTGCAGTAGAATCTTTTCTTGGAAATATTATAGGAACAATTACAAATGCAATCAATTCTGCAATTGGACCTGCTCTTAGTCAAATTACACAATTGATTGGGGGATCTTTTGGATCAATCACTAATTTTATAGGAAAGGCTCTGGGAATAACTAAATCTGTCCTAAGTTTACTATCATGCGAAGATAAGCAGTGTTATGAAAACTTTGACTATGAAATGAATAAAGGATTTGTTAGTCCATCTAATCAAAATTTAGATAGAATTTTAAATTATTCTTTAACTGTCAGTGCTAATAATTTAGCAAAAGATGCCAAGACAGTTACCAATAATTGGTTATCTCAGGTTGGAATATCAACTAATTCTACTAGAGGAGATTTTGGTTCTTGTGATACAAATGTCTTTGAATGTGGATTCCCAAGAATAACATTATTTGGAGGTAATGGACTTGGTGCAAATGCAGAGGCAGTTGTAAATTCAGTTGGTCAAATTATGGGTGCCTTAATTACTAATAGAGGCAGTTCATATACCACCCCTCCTTATGTTAGTATTACTGATACATGTGGATTTGGTGGAGGTGCATCTGCATATGCAGAAATTTCAGATCAAGGAGAGGTGACTAATATAGTTATTACCAATCCAGGAAATAACTATCTTGGTCCAATAAATGAAAATGAAACATCTCCATGTTTTATAAACCCATCAACTGAAACTGGAACAGAAGTTTCTTCATCAATTTCCAAAATTATCATAGTTAATACTGGCATAGGGTATTCTTCTTCTGATCCTATAACTGATTCTACTTGCCCTAATAATTTCCTTGCCAATCCTGTTGTTGATGATGATGGTAGAATCATTGATATTAAGGTTATAAATTCAGGATCTTCCATTAATACTTATCCAAATCTTCAAATAAATAGTTCATCTGGAGAGGGTGCTGACCTTTTACCAGTTTTATCTTTTAAGAAGTTAGATCAATTAACTTTAATTGAAAAGAATGTGGATAATGTTAAAACAGTAATTTATTGCTCAGAAAAAAATGACATTTGATCCTGGTTTTATAATTAATGATTCTGATAATGGCACTTTATTTTTAGCATCAGATAAAAATACCAAAAAAAGACCCAGACAAGTCCAATTAGCATCTGCATCTGGAGGAAGTTTGAAACTTTTTCAGAATGGTGGATTTGAATTGATGAGTAATGATTCTGCAGATTTGGCAGATAATATTTACAGTCAAGCTAGAGATGGATTAAATTTAAAGACAAAAGGTGATTTTAGAATAAGTTGCGATGGGCAATTAACAATATCTGCCAACCAAATAATATTTGAGAGTAGTAGTTCTACAAAAGACCTTCTCATAAAAAATGAGAATGGTGGTATTACTTTAGATGCAAAAAATAACATAGGAATTAGAGGAGCTAATGTTGTTGTTTCTGCAACTAGAAATGCCATAATTAGGTCTAAAGGAAATGTTCATGTAGTTGCAGAAGGTGGTGATGTTTTTATTGTGGAACCCAAATCAAAATTAGTTCCTAGTGGAGTTTTGGATATTGTTAATACTGTATTAAATTCTTTTGGAGGGTGGGTATAATGTCAAATCATACATCAATTTATGCTGGAGAATTACATGTTGGTGCAGGAATTGTCCCTCCAATTTCTTCTGCTACATTTGAACAAAGTTTAGATCCTTCAAAACCATTTTCAATTCATAATTTTGGCATTCATCAGGGTGAAGGGATGCAAAATCAAATTGGATTGTATAATGGTCTTGGTGTTTGGAATGAATTAGGAGTTTACAATGGTATTGGGCATGGTGTTTTTGTTGGGGGACATGATGATTCACAACCATTTTATGATAGTTCTGCAATTACAGTTAACTTCAATTCTCCAGATGGAGATTTAAATGGGTTTTGGAAGTACAATGGATCATCTATTTGTGCTCCTTGCCCATCTGATGAAAGAGCAAAAATAAATGTAGAGAAACTAGATGATTCTTTGAATAAGGTATTAAAACTTCAAGGAGTTTCTTTTGAGTGGAATCCTGAGGTTGTTTCACAAAGAGCATCCAAACAAAAAAAATCTATAGGATTGATAGCACAGGAAGTTGAAAAAGTTTTGCCTGAAGTTATAGTAGAAGAAGTTATTGAAAATCAAACCTTAAAGACAGTTGAATATGGAAACCTAACAGCAATATTAATAGAGGCAATCAAAGATCAACAAAATCAAATCAATTCATTGAAGGAGACAGTTCATGAACTGTCCACTAAACTTGCAGACTGCTGCTCTTGATGCTATGATGGTAGGGTAAGCAAGACCAGTACCTATCATGCAAATCAATCGCACTCAACTTGATGATCTCAATGGAATTCTTGAAGATGTTGCCTCACATTTCTGTAGTGAGAATATGGTGAGTGGAGAAACATTTTGGACTTGTGTTGAGTGTTTTGCTACTGCCAAGATCGCTGAATTGAAAGGTGAACTTGCCTATAATGGTTGACATAGGTGGGGACCTGAGGTACAATAATTAAGTGTGAATGAAGTTCTTAGAGAAAATTTATTTTTCTCTTTTGGGAGTGTAGCCCAGCGGAAGAGGCAGTAGACTTAAAATCTATACAGGGTGGGTTCGAATCCCACCACTCCTATTTCAAAATTGACTTTTAATTCCAAAAATTACCTCGAAAAAATTCTGGGGAAAAATTACAAAAAAGGTTTTTTATAACCACTCATCATTTGCAGGATCTTGTAAAAATGATATGATTGATTGAGTTCTTTGAATTTGTTGATTAAGTTTTACTTTTGATTGAGTATATGCATATTTTTGAAGTTGAAAATCTATTCTAGATGCTTTTAATTGATTGACTGTGACTATTAATGGATCTCTTAGTGCCTTAATATTTGTAATTTGAGTATTTAAATTTGTAATACTTGATGCAAATCCAGCACAGTCTTCACCACAAGGAGAATCATAACAAGTTCCCACATCTCCAAAATAAGAACCTATTGCAACTGGATTTGCTTGAGTAATTGTCCCAAATCCAAGAGTTGAGGATGTGATTGTTCCAGTTAAAGGGGAAAATGGATTTGGGGCACTAAAACTATATCCAGTGTAATTTAAATCATCTCTGTAAACTATTACTGCATCAACGCTAGTTGTTCCACACCCAACAGCATTTGCTTGTTGACCCAAAACTAATACTTGGTCTTGTAAATTTCTAATTTGATTATTATATTCTAAAACTTTATTGTCAATTTTGTTAATTGGAACATTATAATTGTCTATCAGTTCTTGAGGACCATAAACTCTAATTTGTTCTGTTGTTCCAATTCCTGTTTTTATTGTATATCCAGATTCTACTATACCAACCTGAGTTATTTGCTTTGTATCTAAGGCAATTTTTTGATTATAAAATTCAATAAGTGCTTCTGTTTGTGTACTTATTCCCATGATTTAAAAATATTGATAATCTATTTATTGATAAATAAGACAGAAGAAAAATATCCAGGAATAATCTGAGATGCCTTTAGCTAGATTAGAAAATTTTCTGAAAAATTTGAATGGCAATACTCTTTATGTAGATCCCAATGAGTTAGATTCTAGTGATTCTATAGAAAATAGAGGAAATTCTAGAACTAGACCATTTAAAACTATTCAAAGAGCATTAATAGAAGCAGCAAATTTTTCATATGTTCCAGGATCAAATAATGATTTGTTTGATCAAACTACCATTTTAATTTCTCCAGGAACTCACTATGTTGATAATAGACCTGGATATTATTATGATGGAACTCAACTTTTAGATGCTACTGGGGCATCCAGAACTATTACACAGTTTAGTGTAAATTCTAATTTTAATTTAAGTGAATCTAATAATGAACTTTATATTTACAATAGTGCTGATGGTGGAGTAATTATTCCAAAAGGTGTATCACTAGTAGCAACAGATTTAAGAAAGACAAAGATAAGACCAAAATTTGTTCCAGATCCTGCAAATCCAAATATTCAAAGAACATCTATTTTTAGATTGACTGGGGGATCTTACATTTATGGATTTACTATTTTTGATGGAGACCCTGTAGGTAGAGTATATAATACTTACTCAGAAAGTACAGTAAATCCAGTATATTCTCATCACAAATTAACTGCTTTTGAATATGTAGATAATAAAAACAAGTATACCAAAAATGGGATCACTTATACAAAAACTGACTTAGAAATTTATTACTATAAGCTCAGTTTAGCATATGGATCTTTTTCTGGAAGAGATATCATAAATGGGTTTGATAGTTTCCAACCTAATACTGAAGAAAATAAAATAGTAGGAGATCTTGGTCAAGGTCCAGTTGAAATTACTGATGCAATTTCTGGAGATGGAGCAACAGCAACAACTACAGTAACAGTGACTACAAGCACTGCTCACAATTTAACTCCATTCACACCTATTCAAATTACAGGATTAGCTCTTAATTCTCTTACTGGAAGTCAACAATTCAATGGAAATTTTGTTGTTGCTCAAGTAATAAATTCAACTCAATTTACATATTTACTTCCTACAGCACCAATTCTTGCAGATCCAACACTAACTAATGCTGAAGTTACTGTTCTATCTGACACAATTACATCTAGCTCACCTTATATTTTTAATTGTAGTTTGAAGTCTGTTTATGGAATGAACGGACTTCATGCAGATGGATCAAAGGTGACTGGATTTAAGAGTATGGTCACTGCTCAATTTACTGGAATTTCACTTCAAAGAGATGATAGGGCTTTCTTAAAATATGACTCAGTAAGTGGTGGATATGTATCTCAAGAGGACTTAGGATCATCTACAAGTCTACATCAAGATTCTAGTTCAATCTATAAACCAGATTGGGAGAGTTTTCATATAAAAGCATCCAATGATGCCTTTATTCAATGTGTTTCTATATTTGCCATTGGATATGCAAAGCAATTTGTGGCAGATTCTGGTGGTGATCAAAGTATTACTAATTCTAATAGCAATTTTGGATCTGTTTCTTTAACTTCTAGAGGGTTTAAAGACTATGAGCTCAGTAAAGATAATCATGGATTTATAACTCATATTATCCCTCCAAAAGAAGTTTCATCTGAAACTAGTGACATAGTATGTTATAACATAGATGTTGAATTAACAACATCATTAAGAACATCATATTCTCCAAATAATACTAGAATTTATCTGAAAGGATTTGATGATGAATTTGATCCTCCAAAATCTAAAATTAGGGGATATACCATTGGAGGAAAGTCTGGTGATCAAATATTTGTAGGATCTTCTTCTGGTGAAATATCAGCAACTATTAATCCAAATTATGAGACTTCTTATAATATAGAAAGTATTAATTCTGCTCAAGATATTTTAATTTTAGAAGGGACAGTTACTGGAATTTCAACTGGTCAAGCAGTTAGAGTCATTGCAAATAATGCAGTTCTCCCAGATGGACTTGAACCACAAAAAATATATTACATTCACCCAGAAAGTAATCCAGCATCAAATACCATAAAATTATCCAGCACCATTGATGGGACTGATATTGTTAACATTATCAATGATATTGGAATTGAAGTAGAGGATAATTTAAAGCTTGTGAGTAGGGTTTCTGATTGTTTACCTGATAATGAAGGAAATCCTATACAATGGGATTCTACTAATTTAAATTGGTATCTTCAAATTAGTTCTGATTCATCATTTATTGATAATTTATCTGGACTTTCTTCTCCAACTTTTAATATTCGCAGAATTATAGATACTAGAACTTCTGATGATAAGGTTTATAGGGCAAGAATAGTAATACCTAAAGAGGCATCAAATGCATCTGATCCAACCTCAGGATTTGTAATTCAAAAATCTTCTACTCCTCTTGATTTTATTCTATCACAACCTGATGATGTAGATTTGAATGATAGCGTAGACACTAATAAATTTAAATTAGTCAGAAATAATAATATTATTATTGATGCTTGGACAACAACCTCTGGATCTGTCATTACTGCAAATATTGTAACTAAAAATCCTCATAATTTAAGAGTTGGAAATAAAGTTAACATTTATAATCTTAAGAGCACTAGTGAACCTGCTCCTGTTGGTCTAGGAACTGGAACTGGTTTTAATGGACGTTTTGAAGTTTCTGAGATTGTAGACGATCTTCAATTTAGATATACAATTTACTCAGATCCAGGAACAATTAACACAGTTACTTCATCTTCTGTCACTAGCTGGTTAAATCAGAGAAACTGTAGTAGTCAGACAAGAATTCCTCCATACACAATTCTGAGTTCTAATAGAAATAATCTTCCATATTTCACATGCGAACAAATTAATAATGATTATCAAATTTATAAAGTAAATACTATTCAAAAATATGCACAGAATGTTTCTGATGGAATCTATCATGTTTATTTGAATGTATTTAAAAATACTCCAACAGATTCTAATTTTAATATTCAAAATTATAAACTTTCACAGAATTTAAATAACATCATTCCAGAATCTGATCTTGATAATGTAATTTCAGATCCAGACAACACAGTATCTTCAGCATCAAGAAGTCTTATTGGAAAAGTTGATGTCAGTGATCCTAAATTAAGCACAACAAAAGAAACTGTAATCAATTATCTTAAAGACTTTTCAGGTGCTTTTGAAGTTTCTAGTATTACAAAGTCTCCATCAACAAGTACTTGTACATTAGTCACTTCTAATTGGCATAATTTAGATGGTGTTAGGACAGTGACCATTACTGCGGATGGTAGTGGTTTTGTGGAAGGAATTTATTATGATGTTCCTTTATGTCCTGGAAGTGGGGTGACTGGAGAAGGAGCAACTGCAGTAGTGACAGTTTCTTCTGGTGGTAATGTGACTGCAGTATCAATTTCAAATCCTGGATCTGGATATTCACTAAGTGATGCTTTGATTATCAGAGGATTGCCTGGATCAACATCTCAGGCAAATGTGACAGTTTCATCACTCTTACCAGAGGGGACTACTGCAATACAAGTTCTTGGTTCAGTATATCCTGAAAATAATGGAATTTTTCAAGTTACAGTATCTGGACCAAAAACCTTAACTTACTCCAACTCTTCTGGAAAAACTGAATCTCCATCCAGATCAATAATTATTCCAATTCAAGCATATACTGCTAGTGCAGTATACTCTTCAGGAACAAATAAAACTACAGTAACATGTTTATCAAGTGCTCCACATCCATTCCTTGTAGGCAACACAGTTTCTTTCTTAGGTGTTTCTGGTAAATTTACAGTTAGTTCTGTTACATCTCCTACTGTATTTGTTGTTGATGGTAATGCATCTGGTGCTTCTTTAGTTTACAGTTCTGGATTGACATCTCAAATTAAAGATGCAAATTTAATTAATGAAAATATTTCTACTAGACAGTTTTTTGCTCTTGATGGATTTAAGGCAAGAATTAATGATTCTGATGGCATAAGTTCTACAGATACCTTTTTCAATGTAAATTCTCCTGTTGGTTTAGATAAAGGAGATTTTATCCAGATTGATGATGAAATTCTTTTAGTCACTAGAGTTGCTGGTTCACAAATAAGAACTATTAGAGGTGCTTTAGGTACAAAAGCAAAATCTCATGTTGATGGGTCAGCAATAAGAAGAGTCAAAGTAAGTCCAATAGAACTTAGAAGAAATTCTATTCTTAGAGCATCTGGGCACACTTTTGAATACACTGGATTTGGACCAGGAAATTATTCAACTGGAATGCCAACCAATCAAGATAGGGTTCTTTCTAATGATGAGATTTTAATCTCACAATCATTACCTACACATGGTGGATTGGTAGTTTATACTGGAATGAATAGTAATGGCGAATTCTTCATTGGACGTAAAAAATATGATGCTACAACAGGAGAGGAAATTAATGTCAATGAAATTGCTGAAGAGAGTAATTTCTTTGATAGTCTGACAGTAAATTCTCTTACTATTAATGATTCATTAGATGCAACCACAGCATTATCAAATCTTGGTCAAGTTATTGCTGGAGTTACCACAGTAAGTCAATTTAGAGTAACTGGTATTGCAACTGCATCTCAACTTAATGTATCTGGTACTGCAACAGCATCTTCTTTTGTTGGAAAAGGAACTATTCCTATTGGTGGAATTATTATGTGGTCTGGAACTCAGGCACAACTTGATGTAACATCAGAATGGAAACTTTGTGATGGTAACAATGGAACTCCAGATTTGAGAAATAAATTTATTGTTGCTGCTAATGATATTAGTAAAACTGGAACTACATCACAATCTGGAACGTCTCCTTATGAACCTGGCGACATTGGTGGTAGTGCTGATGCTATTGTGGTTGATCATAATCACACTATGGTTGCAGACGGGTCTCATAGACACGGATATGCATTTGCTCAAGGGAGCAGTGGAGCAATTAATAATAATTATAATTCATCAGGAATTAGTGATGTTACATATAGAGGAAATTTAACTGAATTGGAGCAAAACGGAATTAATGATGGGCAGAACTTGGCAGGATTTACTGCAAACACTGGAGAAAATGGATCTCACTCGCACACAATTAATAACCAAGGTTCTTCAGGAACCAATGCAAATCTACCTCCATATTATGCACTTGCCTTTATTATGAGAGTTTCATAAATAATCTTATAAACAGGGGGATAGTGGAACCCAATGCCTTCACAAGATACATTTTTTAAAGTTAAAACTGGATTAGGTGTAGGAACAGATGCATTATATGCAGATGCTTCATCTAAGAAAGTATCCATAGGAAAATCTGAAGGAACATATCAACTAGATGTTGTTGGAGAAATAAGAACAGAGTCCAATCTTTTAGTAGATAATAGAATTGGTGTAGGTACATTAGGTCCACTACAACAAGTTGATGTACGTGGAAATGCTATATTTTCTGATAGAGTCGGAATTGGAACAACCAGACCAGACCAAAGATTTCAAGTTAACTATGAAGAATATAAGGTTGTAGCCATAACTACAACTGGTGATGTTGGATTTGGTATATTAAATCCCCAACAAAGATTTCATTTTGTAGGATCTGGATCTTCTACTGCAGTTGTATCAATAGGAAATTCTGGTTTTGTTGGGATAGGAACTCTATTTGCTCAGCAAGATTTTCATTTAAGATCTAGCACCTCTGGTTCTGATGTAGTAATTTCTAACTTAGGGTATGTAGGTGTTAATACTATAATTCCAGAGTATCATGTAGATGTTAATGGTGATATAAGAGTAGTAGGATTAGCCACAATTACTGATGCATACATTGGCATTTCTACCATTGGATTTGCTACAATTACTGAATCTTATACTGGTATCAGTACAATTGGATTCTCTTCAATCACTGAGGCATGGGTAGGAATTTCTACTATTGGATTTGCCACAATTACAGAATCTTTCACAGGGATTTCAACAACTCTCTATGCAGATATAGTATTTGCTAAAATAGGAATTGCAACTATCACCAATGAATTTGTTGGAATTTCTACAATTGGTATTGCATCAATTAGTGATGCCTATATTGGAATTGCAACAGTAGGAATTGCAACTATCACCAATGAATTTGTTGGAATTTCTACAATTGGTATTGCATCAATTAGTGATGCCTATATTGGAATTGCAACAGTAGGTATAGCTACAATATCATCAGAATTTGTAGGATTATCTACAATATTAACTGCAAATATTGTTGAGGAAATTGTTGGTATTTCTACCATTGGCATTGCATCTGTTGGATTTGCAACTATTACCAATGAGTATGTTGGCATATCAACTATTGAAACTTTACTTGTAACTGGAATAACAACAACAGCACTCCTTGATGTTGGAATTGGAGCAACTTTAGCCAAATTCCAAAGTTTTGGAATTAGTTCAGTAACCTCAAATACAGGTAGTTTCTTAAAGAACATTCATCCAATTGTTGGCATTAATACAACATTGCCAACAAGAACCTTAGATGTTGCAGGTGATCTTAGAATTAGGGGAGAAATTATTGACTCTAATAATAATGTTGGATATGCATATTCTGTACTAGGATCTCAGGCTCTTGGGGTTAGTGGAAGATTTATTGATGCTGCAAATTTATTAGTAAGAAATAAAGAATTTATTGCAGAAGAAGTAGTAGGATTTATTACATCCAGTTCAGGACCTTTTGGAAATATTGATGGAAATGATCTTAGTGATTTATTTGATTATGGTACAGTTGGAGTTGAGGTTGGGAGAGTAAAATGTAAGAGAGATGTAGGATTAATTATAGATGCAATTGCATTTGATATTTCTAGAGGAGGAAATTCTGGAAGCGTTGGAGCAGGATTATCTTATTATGTTGATGGAACACTATCTCATTTAGATCCTAACCCAGCAATTGTTCCTCCAATGCCTGCTGATTATGTGAAGCAGGCAACAATAGCAGGTATTTCTAGTATTGCTTTCCTATCAAGATATGTAGTTAATAATTCCCCAATTCCTACATCATATCAAGCTGGGTTCTCTACAATAACTCAATTATTCGACCTAGAAATACTTCCAGATGGAGAACTCAATACTAATCCAAATGCATGTGCTAATGTAGTATCTGCAATTTATTCTTGTGTTGGAATTATTACCAGCATCATTGGAATTGGCACAGAAGTAGCACCAAAAGTTAACTACCCAGCTGGTCAAGTTGTATGGCAACCCCCAGGACCAAGAATTGGGAATGAATGGTTTGTCAATAAACTTGGAAATGATTTTAATGGAGGAACAGGTCCTGGAGATGCATTTTTAACAATTAAAAAGGCATGTTCAGTTGCAGAATCTGGTGACACCATTAAAGTATTTGCAGGTCTTTATGTAGAGGATGGTCCAATAGAAGTCCCAGAAAGAGTTGCAGTGGTTGGTGAAGATTTAAGAAGAACTCTTGTTACTACAAAAGATAAGACTGACCTTTTCCATGTAAGAAGAGGTTGTTATATTGCTCAAATGTCTTTTGTTGGACCAAGTAATCCTGGAAGTGCAATGGTTTCATTCCCAACCAGGGGACTTGGATATGCTGATGGGACTGAAGAAAACTGGCAATCTCCATATGTTCAGAACTGCACTAATTTTGTCCCAGATAGTATTGGAATGAGAATTGATGGCAATAGAGCAGGTGGATTTAAATCTATGGTTCTTGATGCATATACTCAATATAATCAAGGTGGAATTGGTGTTTCCCTTACTAATTTTGGATACAGTCAGTTAGTTTCTTTATTCACAATTTGCTGTGATACTGCTGTATCTGCAAGAAGTGGTGGTGTAACAGATCTTAATAACTCTAATGTTTCCTTTGGTAATTATGGATTAATAGCAGATGGTGCAACACCATTACAATATTCAGGAACAATCACATCTGTACCAAATACAGACAATGTAGACAGTCTTACTATTAATGTTGGGGTAGGGGCATCTCAGGCATTTAAAGATTCTGTTACAATTTTAAGAGCAAATAAAGATTTTATTGCTTCTGAAGTTGTTGGGTTTGTTACAAGCACTAGTGGACCTCTTGGGGCAGGAGCAACATATTTTGATTATGGTGGTTCAGTTAATGGAAGAGAAAAGTGCAAGAGAGATTCTGGATTAATTGTGGAGGCAATTTGTTCTGATATTTTAACCTTAGGCAATTTAAATTCAATATATGCTGGATCAGCATATAGAGATTCCGATAATGGGTCTATAACATATCTTCCAGAAACCAGTCCTCCTCCTGGCACACTTGTTCCAGGTTATGTAAGAGATTTGGAAATTTCTGCAATTGAATATATTGCAGGTATTTCTACTTACATAGTGAGAAATCTTACAATTCCAACTAGTTATCAGACTGGAATTGGGTCAGTTTCTCAGGTCAAAGTATCAGGAATGACAACTTCTGCATTGATAGATCCTTTCATTAGATCTAGAGCAGGTATCATTACTAGTATTTTGGGAATAGGAACTGAGGTAATTCCACAGTTAGAATTGCCAAAAGGACAAAGACCTTATGATGGACAAATTGCAGTCATTGATTCTCAATATTATTTTATCAGTAGAATTGAAATTACTAATCCTGGTTTTGGTTATGATCCAACAGCAGCAGTTGAAGTTACTGTAGATCTTCCTCCAAATTCAGATTTCTTTATTCCAGCAGAAGCTGCAATTTTTGAATCAAATATTGGAATTGGAGGAACTATTTTAGGAATAGATGTTCTAGTTTCTGGAACTGGATATGGAGAATCTCCACCTATTGTAGCAATAGCACCTCCTCCACAAATTGGACCTGGAATAGGAACTCAGGCAACTGCTGTTGCAGTAATGGAAAAATATTTCTTTAATCCAGTTTCATCAACACCAGTGGATGAAACTGGAAATACAACAGTTACATTTGATGAATTTATAACTTACCCAGTAGGACTAGGTTCAACTGTATTCTTTTTCCAATCAAGTAAAGTAATTGCAAGTAGTATAACTTTTGAATATGTGGGCACTGGTATAAATATTGTAAATGCTATCCCATCAAAGGGAGCAGTTCCAATTGATGATAACCAAATTATAGCAACTAATGGAGGTAAAGTGCCATTTACAAGTACAGATCAAAGTGGAGACTTTAGAATTAGTGAAGGAATAACAATTAATCAAAATACAGGAACAATTACTGGACAGGCATTCAGTAAGAGTTTACAGGCAGAAGTAACCCCATTAATTATTGCACTACAACAATAACCTATTATGGCACAGCAACCTTTAAATACGTATGTTACCAGAACTGGAGTGGTAAGTACCACTAATGAAGAAATTTATAGAACTAAGACTGGATACACTAGTATTGTTCTTTATGCTCAAGTAGCTAATGTTGGAACTGGAATTGGAACAGCATCCTTTTACCATCAAAGGGAGACTAGATCCCAAAGTGGAGTTTCTACATCATTGAATGAGATAATTTATGGTGGAATAGTTCCTCCTAATGATGCTCTAATCCTTTTAGATGGAAGACTTGTTTTAGAAAGAACTGCTCTAAGGACTGATAGTATTAGACTCTCTGGAATTTCTACATCAGTTCCTAATCATTTAAAATATACAGTTTCTATTTTAGAGACATTAAATCAGTGATAAATATACTTATTAAAGGGGGATAGTGGAACCCAATTATGGCAAAATATTTAAGTAGAAGAGTTGTAAATACTCCTTTTTCAAGATTAACCTCAGACAGATATGATTTTCTGGGGTTAAATCAAGCTGAGCCTAGTTTGGGGGATCCTGCCAATAGTCCAACTATTCCAACTGGAGCACAATATGTTCTTATTGGAATTGGGGGAGATAAACTTAGATATTGGACTCCAGTTCCCCCTGGTCTATTAGAATTAGGAATCACAGTTTTTGATGAAGGTAATCTGGTAGGTGTAGCTGGATCTATTACTAAGTTAAACTTTGTAGGAAAAAGAGTAGTAGCAACAGGGCAAGTATCTCCAGGATTGGGTATTGCTACTATTACAGTTTTAGATATCCCAGTAGAAGAACCTACAGATTCTAATATAAGGTATATTGGATTTACTAGCGAAAGATCTGGAGGGGATCTTGAAAGATTTGAGATCTCTCCTACTACATTGGTCTTTAATCCAAACTCTAAATATCTTGGTATAGGAAATACTCAACCAGATTATCCAGTAGATATTAATACCAACTCAATTAGGGTTACTGGAGATTTAGTTAATAGAGAAGGACTATCTGGTGGAATATATCAAGTATTAACATCTCTTGGACCTGGATTGGGATTTACTTGGGCTTATGCCTCTGGACCTCTAGGACCACAAGGATTTCAAGGATTTCAGGGGTTACAAGGTCCTCAAGGATTCCAAGGACCTCAAGGATTCCAGGGTCCACAAGGTCCTCAAGGTCCAATAGGACCACAAGGATTCCAGGGTCCACAAGGATTCCAGGGTCCACAGGGTTCAATAGGGCCACAAGGATTTCAGGGTCCTCAAGGTGCTCAAGGTTTTCAAGGACCTCAAGGCACTCAAGGATTCCAAGGATTCCAAGGTCTCCAAGGACCACAAGGTGCTAAGGGGGACCAAGGATTAATAGGACCACAAGGATCCCAAGGGTTAATAGGTCCACAAGGTGCTCAAGGAGTTCCTGGAGAAGGAGGTGCAACTGGATCAACAGGACCTCAAGGTGCTCAGGGTGACATAGGACCTCAAGGATCTCAAGGATTGCAAGGACCTCAAGGATCTCAAGGATTTCAAGGACCTCAAGGTATTATTGGACCTCAAGGACCAAAGGGAGATGATGGAACATCTGTTACTATTGTAGGATCAGTTCCTTCAGTAACTACATCAGCACCACATACTTCATTGACTGCTGATGATTCTATTTTCTCTTGGTATCCACCATCCACAGGAGATGGTGTAATTGCTCAAGACACAGGAAATCTTTGGGTTTATGATGGATCAAATTGGAATGATGTTGGAACTATTAAAGGTCCAATAGGACCACAAGGTTCTCAAGGATTGCAAGGTCCTCAAGGTGCTCAAGGAGTTAGAGGTCCTCAAGGTGCTCAAGGTGCTCAAGGAATTAGAGGTCCTCAAGGATCACAAGGAAATATTGGACCTCAAGGTGCTCAGGGATTTCAGGGTAGTCCTGGTATAGGAGGAACAACTGGATCTATAGGACCTCAAGGATCACAAGGAAATATTGGACCTCAAGGTGCTCAAGGTGCTCAAGGAGTTAGAGGTCCTCAAGGATCTCAAGGTGATCAAGGAGTCAGAGGACCCCAAGGAACTGCAGGATCTCAAGGACTATCTGGACCACAAGGTGCTCAAGGAAATATAGGACCTCAAGGTTTTCAAGGACCTCAAGGAAATGTAGGTCCACAAGGAAGTACAGGTTCTCAAGGTTCTATTGGTCCACAAGGACAAATAGGACCACAAGGATTTCAAGGTCCACAAGGAACACCAGGAAATCCTGGTGTTCCAGGTGCTCAAGGATTTCAAGGAAGAGTAGGACCTCAAGGATTTCAAGGTCCTCAAGGATTTCAAGGTTTCCAAGGTCCTCAAGGATCTCAAGGATTAACTGGTCCACAAGGACCTCAGGGGGTTCAAGGTCCTCAAGGACAAATAGGTCCTCAAGGACAAATAGGTCCTCAAGGGAAAATAGGACCTCAGGGAGTAAGAGGACCTCAAGGTTTTCAAGGTCTAATAGGTCCTCAAGGTATCATTGGTCCACAAGGTATTATTGGTCCCCAAGGACAAATAGGTCCTCAAGGTATCATTGGTCCACAAGGTATCATTGGTCCACAAGGACAAATAGGTCCTCAAGGTATCATTGGTCCACAAGGACCTCAAGGACCTTCAGGACCTCAGGGAGCTCAAGGTGCCAGAGGACCTCAAGGTTTTCAGGGAAATATTGGACCACAAGGATCAAGAGGTCCACAAGGTTCTCAAGGTCCTCAAGGACAAATAGGTCCTCAAGGACAAATAGGTCCTCAAGGACAAATAGGTCCTCAAGGTATCATTGGACCACAAGGAAGAATAGGACCTCAAGGACCTCAGGGACAAAGAGGACCTCAAGGTTTCCAAGGTCCACAAGGTCCAGCAGGTGGTCCTGGTATTGTAGGACCACAAGGTTCTGAGGGTCCTAGAGGACCACAAGGTACTCAAGGATTCCAGGGTCCACAAGGATTCCAGGGTCCACAAGGACCTAGAGGTCCACAAGGATTAATTGGACCCCAAGGAAGTCAAGGTCTTATTGGACCTCAGGGTGTTAGAGGTCCTCAAGGTATTATTGGACCACAAGGACCACAAGGTCCTTTTGGACCTCAAGGTGCTCAAGGTGCTGCAGGAACATCTGTTACTATTGTAGGATCAGTTCCTTCAGTAACCACATCATCTCCACATACTACATTGACTGCAGATGATTCTTTATTTTCATGGTATCCTCCCTCTACTGGTGATGGAGTAATCGCTCAAGACACAGGAGATCTTTGGGTCTATAATGGTACAGATTGGGATAATGTTGGTAATATTAGAGGCCCAATAGGTCCACAGGGACCAAGAGGTCCTCAGGGATCTCAAGGTTTACTAGGACCTCAGGGGAGAATTGGTCCTCAGGGGGGAATTGGATCATTAGGTCCACAAGGACCATTGGGACCACAAGGTCCACAAGGAAGAATTGGACCTCAAGGTATTATTGGTCCACAAGGTATTATTGGTCCACAAGGACCTAGAGGTCCACAAGGTATTATTGGTCCACAAGGACCTAGAGGTCCACAAGGATCAATAGGACCTCAGGGACCTTTAGGTCCTCAGGGATCAGGTGGATCTATAGGACCTCAGGGAAATATTGGTCCACAAGGACCAAGAGGTCCACAAGGTTTCCAAGGTCCACAAGGAGGAGGACCTCAAGGTCCAAGAGGACCCCAAGGGCAAAGAGGACCTCAAGGTGCTCAAGGTCCTGTTGGAGATCCAAGTACAGTTCCAGGTCCAAGAGGTCCCCAAGGTGTTCAAGGACCTCAAGGAACTGCAGGTGCTCAAGGTGCTAGAGGATCTCAAGGATCTCAAGGTGCCGCAGGTGCCCAGGGTGATAGAGGTGCTGATGGAGGTGTTCCCTACATTTATTCTGATAATGTTAGTCCTGCTCCACTTAGTTCTCAAATACGCCTCAACTCTCCAGATTTTTCACTTGTAAATACAATTTATATCAGCCATACTCTTAGTGGTGGTGGATCTGCTTTAAATTGGATTAGTACATTTGATGATTCTACAAATAGTTCTCAAAGAGGTTACTTAATTTTATCTTCTTCCCCATCAAACACTGAAATTTATTCAGTAATTGGCAATAATCAAACATTTGCTAGTTACTCTTCTATTAGTGTCCAATATTTGGGTGGAACTGGATCAATATATGTTGCTCCTGGAACAGTGCTTTATGTGCAGTTTGTTAGAACTGGAAATAGAGGTCCTCAAGGTGCCATAGGGCCTCAAGGAACTTCATTAAGAGGTCCACAAGGTCCACAGGGACCAAGAGGTCCACAAGGACCACAAGGTCCAATAGGTCCACAAGGTCCAAGAGGTCCTCAAGGTTCAATAGGTCCTCAAGGTCCTGGATTGACTGCTGGATTAGCTAATCAAGTAATCTTTAAAAATACCAGCAATGTTGCAACTGGAGATAATAATTTAAGATTTACTACTACTGGACTGAGTATTAACAAATCTGCATCAACAGCATCATATGCTCTTGATGTTGGTGGAGCTGCTGGACAAAATGGTGATATTAAATTAACTGGAAAACTAATAGTATCTGGTGTAGGTGAATTTGAAGTTGGTAATGGGATAAATGTTGGATGGTTTGGAGATTCAACAAACATGGCAGTAAGATTTAGGCAGAATTCTGCTTCTAAATTTTACATCCAAAGATATACTGGATCAGGGCATGTAGATATAGCAACTTTTGACAACAGTGCAATTAATTTTTACAGAAACCTTATAGTTTCTGGATCAGTATCAGCAACTTCATTATCAATACCTTCATTAACAGTAACTGGTGGCATAAGTGCAATAAATGGAAAATTCCAAGTATCTGATGATTCTGGAGGAGCAGTTATTGAAATATCAAGATCTACTGGGTCATATATTGACTTTAAGAGGGGAACTGAGGATTATAATGCTAGGATCAATAACTTTACAAGTGGAGCAATTGGAATAGATGGAAACTTATCAGTAACAGGTGATATTACTGCATTTGCTTCTGATGAAAGACTTAAAACAAATATTGAAATTATTAATAATGCTCTAGAAAAGGTTTGTTCACTTAGAGGATTTACATACAACTTCAATGAAATTGGCGAAAGTCTTGGATTTAAAATGGATGTAAGACATTCTGGTGTTTCTGCCCAGGAAGTTCAATCTGTCCTTCCAGAGGCGATTGCTTCTACTCCAGCAGACAATAATTATCTAACTGTAAAATATGAAAAACTTGTTCCATTATTAATTGAAGCAATTAAAGAACTTTCTTCCAAGGTAGATAAATTACAATCAGGAGGATAGACAATGCCTACTCCAACAGGAACTATATCATTTTCTAATATAGAGTCTGAATTTGGTAGAAATGGATCTAAATCTCTAGGAGCATATAGAGTATCACAATCTGCAGGTCTTTACTCAAATTTACCTCTTGACTTGGGAATTCCTCAAAGTGGTTCAATTAGTTTTAGTGATTTAAGAGGAAAGAGATTAAACATTGTTGTAGATATTTCTGGTGCCAGAGAAGATCGTGTGAATATAAGATCAAAATATGATGCTAATTCTGGTGTCACTGTTATAGGAGGGTTTACATCTAGACCTGCAGATCCAAGTCAAAAAAGAATATGGGCCAGTGTAAATAAGACAATAGGATCTTCTAGTGCATCAAGAAATCATGTGGCATTGAGAACTGGTACTTGGGGAAATGGTGCAATATTGAATGTTCTCATAGGATCAGGTGCAAGAATTATTGGTGCTGGTGGTAAAGGAGGAGACTTTACTGCAAGTACATCAGGTCAAAGTGGAACTGCAGTTTATGCAGAACCATGTTTACATTTTAGAGATTATAAAGGGAATGTATACTTATATCAATGTAAAGGATATGATCCTGGTCCACCAGCAGGGGATTGGACTTCTGGATGGTATCCAGGTAATTATGTTCTTATTGGAGATGGTAAAAGATCATTCTATGGTTATGAGGCACGTAGAAATTGGAGTGCAACATCTACATCATTTAATGCTGGTGCAGGATCTCCTGGATCCAGTGCCATAGGTATTGATTATCAAACCACTTTGACAAATAATGGATACATTCAGTGCGGATTTGGTGGTGGTGGTGCTGGTGGATTTAGATCTAGGTAAGGAGGTAAACTAATGGGAGGAAAAGGAGGAGGCGGCGGAGGCGGCGGTGGAGGTGGAGGAACCTCCACTGGAGGTGGAGGAGGTGGAGGTGCTGGACTTCCTGGAGGAGCAGGAGGAGGAACTACTGGAACTGGTGTAGCAGGACGAGGGACAAGTGGATCTGCAGGATCTGCAGGATCAGAAACAGTTAGAGGAACTGGTGGTGCTGGAGGAACAGAAGCAGGTCGTGGTGGAGATGGTGGAGATCCATCACAAAATGCTCAGAAAGGACAAGATACTGCTAATCAAGGTGGAGGAAATCCTGGTGCAAATGGAGGTGCTATACTTGTTACTCCAGCTGCTGGTTTTCTCCCAAATTTTTTGACTTTATATAATAATGGAACAATCATAGGAAGCATAGATTATTTTACTACACCTGAATAAATATAAAAACCTAGGGTCAAATTTATGAAATTAATATTTAAAATAGTAGAGTATCTTCCAGACACTGAACAAATTGTAATAAAATGTTGTAGGCAAAATGCTCCTAAAGCAATAGATGAGTATCCTTCTATTGCCTTAGATGTTATGCACATTGATTTTAGTAGTTATGAAAATTTTAAACATTCAATAATTATGAATTTGATGCATGTTGTCAGAAAGCAAATAGAAGATGAGCCAATTCTCCAGGAAAATCAAATAGTAGAGGAAATAGATTCTGAAGATTTGGATGACTATGTTAATAAAATTGTTGGTGTTGATTTGGAAGAAATCTTAAATGGAAGTCACATATTTACATCAATGTTATAAATGAGAGATCCTACTTGTAGAAGATTTCATAGAAATTGTGAAGATTTTACTTTGTGTGTTAATATTGGCGAAAAGGGTTATGTTCTAGCAGAGCATCCAAATGAAAGATATACAATTTTTTACTATGGATTGTATGGTTCTGGAAAATTTGGAAAAATTTTTGAATCTGATTACATTTTAATAGAATCAAAAAAGTTAGTAGATGTTAGAGATTATGTAAATTCTGAAGTAATATTCCAATCTCATGAGGACTTTTGTCTAATTGGATTCAATACAATGGATAAAAATATTCATTGGAATGCTAAAATGTTGAATGAAAATATAAAAATAATAAAAGAAGATAAAAAATCTATATTAATTTGTTTAGATGGTACTATGATAGTGAATGATAAAAAATTTAAAAGATATAATTATGCATCTTTAGTTTCTGGAAAAGAATATAGTTTAGATCTCAACCAAAATTCAGTAGCAGTTATTTTTACTCAAATTTAAAATGATTGAAAAAAATGAATTAAATATTCTTTTTGAGTGGGCAAAAAATACTGAATTGCCATTAAGATTTGGTCCTACTGCTGATGGTTATTCTTCAGTTCCAATTAAATTTTGTTGGTTAAAGAAAAATAGAAAAAATTCTATAATAAGAAAAAGTACAATAAAAGATCAAAAAATAGAAAAAATATTAGAGAATGATGATATATTATTTTCTATGTTTGTAGTTTTTGATCCAGGAACAGAACTTGGACCTCATAAAGATCCAAATATTTACAAAGAACCATATAAAAGAATTCAAATTCCTATTGAAATACCAGATAAAGACAAATGTTATATGATTTGGAATGGCGAAAAGGTATTTTGGGAAGAAGGAGTTCCTCAAATATATGAAGTAATGGACTATATCCATGAGGGATATAATTTATCAGATAAACCTATGAAATTTTTGTTTATAGATATAAAGAGAAACAGTATAATTTATTGATTACCATGAACATAACTATTGTTCCATCAATGAGGTGGATAAAAACAGATGAGGTATCATTAAATATTCCAAAGTGGGATTTTGATGATAATCATATAGAGAGTATAGAATGGAAAGATGGAAAAGGGTCTGTTCAATTTAAAAAAGGATCTATAATTGAGTCGTCTTTCAATGATGTTTCAATTTTGCAACCATATCTTGATGCACTAGAACCTTATGCTGAGGAAAATTTTCCAGATGTAGTTTTTGATGAAACTAAACAAACATATGTTTTAAATAACAATAATAGTTCTAATAGTAATGAAGGTCTAAGTAATATTTTAAATTCTCAAGGTAAGGCATGGATTTATATTCATATTCCTAAAACTGCAGGAATGTTTATTAAATCTAGAATCAAAGAGTGTATAGAAACCTCTAAAATTTTAGATCCCTTTGTTAATAATAATATTTTTTCCACACCAATTAAAAATGCTCCTAGAATTTCTTTTGTGAAAGAGCATATAGAATTGGCAAATGATGAAAAAGTTAAGTTTATTGCTGTTGTCAGAAATCCATATGATAGAGTTTATAGTTTATGGAAATGGTCTAGAATTTATGGCCTTCCAGGGAATCTAGAATTTCCTGAAGTAGAAGATAAATTTAATGATTTTGTGACTTCATGGGCAGAGGGAAATTATAATCACTATTACTTTATGCAAGGACAAACATTTTTTCTTAAAGGATATGATGATAGTTTGAAAATAATGAAATTTGAAGATCTGAATACTGAAGTTAAATTATTTTTCCAAGAAAATGGAGTCAGTTGGTCAGATAAAAAAGTTAATGATGTTCCTGGCAAACAATACACTAATGTTTATACAGAGGAATCCATAAAAGCAGTTCAGAAAAAATGTATAGATGAATTTGAGATGTTTGGTTACTCTACTGATTTAAATTAGTGTGTTTGTAATTAATAGAGAGTGGTTGTATATTCATATACCAAAAACATCCGGAACTAATTTAAAGGAATTATTTTTAAATTCTGATAATCACATTTTTGAAAATATCTACATTAAAAATAAATCCTATGATTATTGGTGGAATAATTTCACTTTGAATAGAGATGTTGCTCTTCTCAAAAAATCCTATCCAATACTATCTAAGCATATTCCATTATCCATTTATGAAAAAGTTTTTAATTGCAGTAAACTAAAAATTTTTTCAATAGTAAGAAATCCTTATGCTTGGGCAGTTTCATCATATCATGAAATTTTAAAAGTATTTTCATCTGATTTTTTCCCTGAATTTTATAGAACATTATCATTTAAGGAGGTATTTCATTACAAATATTTTATAGATCTTCAACCATCCTTTCCAATCAATCTATTTGTAAATCAATGTGACTTTTTGACAAATTCTGATGGTCAAATTAAATGTGATAGAATCTATAAAATGGAAGATGATTTGCAACAACTTGGGGATGATTTCAATTTGAAAAATATATTGACTACAAAAACTAATGTTGGCAATTATGTGAAAGACTATTCAAAGTATTATGATGATGAAATGATAGAAAAAGTTAAAGAAATATACAAAAAAGATTTTGAAACTTTCAATTACAGTAAAGATCCATTTTGGATTTGATGGTTAGTATAAATAATTATAAACTTGAACAATGGCAGTACCTTCAGTAAATTTAACTATTGATAAAGGAGTCACCTTTCTTACATCATTGAAGTTAAAGCAGGATGGTGCTCCAATTAACTTAGGTGGATATACTTGCACCTCAAAAATGAGAAAACATTATGGGGCTTCTACATCATATCCATTAACTATTAACATAATTTCACCATCTGAAGGAACAATTACTATTGGTATGGCAAGCACAGTAACCTCAACTATTCCAATTGGAAGATATGTTTATGATGTTTTGATTAGTTTTTCTGGATCTACAACTAAAGTTGTAGAAGGAACTATTACAGTAAAAGGAACTTCATCCTAATGGATATACAAGTAGAATTAACCACTTCATCTACACTAGAGGTAGTATCTAACGTGCCTACTACAAGACTTCAAGATTTAGTAGATTTTGATCCATCATCAGCAAATGATAAATATGTATTAGTGTATGATGCATCATCTCAAAAGTATAAGATGGTAAATCCAGATGAAGTTCTAAATTATGCAGCAGAAACAGAAACTATTCAACCTGGATTAGTTGGATATGCCTCCACATTTTTAGATAGAATGGATATTGATTTGGATGATAGGATTAATTTGGATGCAGGAACTTTTTAAAAATAAATAGTAAAAATAGGAGCACATCATGCCATCACCAGTACTTCAATTTAAGAGAGGACCATCCTCCAATATAGGAGTAACTAGCTTTAGGGCAGGTGAACCCGGATTTACAACTGATAGGTATGATTTTTATATTGGTCTAGATAATACTATTGCTAATAATAAATTTTTTGGTAGCTCTAGATATTGGGTAAGAGAAGATGGAACATCTGCTCTCAAGTTAAATTTAGTAGATAAAGATGGAGTAAAGTTTATATCATTGAAGTCTCCAGATACTATTTCTGGAGCTGGTGTAACTTATACATTCCCAGAAACAATAGTTGATGGTTATTTCTTAAAGACTAATTCTAATGGAACTCTAGAATGGTCTAATCAATTACCAGAAGCATCATTTAGTGGAATAACCACATTTAATGATACTACTGATTCCACTTCTTATACTAATGGGGCAGTTCAAATTGCTGGGGGATTAGGAGTATCAAAGTCTGTTAATATTGGTGGAAACATCTATGTTTCAGGTATTTCTACATTTAATGGACTGACAATTACAAATAATAATCTTGATGTTCAGGCTCATGCTGAAATTCAAGAACTTTCTGTGGTTGGCATAGCCTCAGTAAGTGGAGATTTGATGGTTGATGGTACTATTCTGGCAGATAGTGATGTTAGAATTCTTGGTATAACCACTGTAGCAAATAGTACTGATTCTACTGCATCAAATAATGGATCATTTATTTTTGATGGTGGAATAGGAGTCCAAAAATCAGCAAATGTTGGAGGAAACTTAAGTGTATCTGGAGTTTCTACTTTTACTGGATTTTCTGATTTCAATGGTGGAATTGATGTAACTGGTCATACTGAACTTGATAATTTAAATGTATCAGGAGTAACAACATCTGCAAATCTAACTGTCACATCAACAGCAAGTATTCAAAATTTAACAGTTTCTGGACTTCTTTTTGCAGATCTCACTGGTAATGTAAACAGTACTGGTAGTAATACATTTGGACAAATTAGTGTTTCTGGTCTTTCTACTTTTACTGGATTTTCTGATTTCAATGGTGGAATTGATGTCCTCGGTAATAGTGAATTTGACTATGTAAATGTATCTGGCATTACTACTACAAGAACATTCAAATTGAATGGCACCTCTGGTATTGGCATTACTGGAATTTCATCAAGTACAACTCTTGCAGAAAATAGTAATTCATATTTACCAACTCAGGCAGCAGTTAAGGCATATGTAGATGCTGTTGATTTGACACTTGGATTAAATGCAGATTCTGGTGGTCCAAGCACAGTCAATACTTCACAAACATTAACTATTAGTGGAACTCTTAATGAAGTTAATACATCTGTATCAGGACAAACAGTAACTGTTGGGTTACCGGATATAGTCAATGTCACAACTTCAATTGATGTCCCAACAATTGAAGTTACTAATGTAAAAGCAAGAGATGGCGCAAATGCAATTACAATTACTAATACTACTGGTGCTGTAGGATTTGCAAACAGTGTCACAATTAGTGGAGATTTGTATGTCCTAGGAAATACAACTGAGGTCAATACTTCTGCACTAAAAGTTGAAGATACCTTAATTGATTTAGGTCTAGTTAATAGTGGAGGATCTCTTGTTCCACCATCTTCTGATTTAAATCTTGATCTTGGAATTATATTTAATTGGTACAATGGATCTGCCAAAAAGGCATCAGTTTATTGGGATGATAGTTTACAAAGAGTTGGTATTGCATCAGATGTAACTGAATCTAATGGGGTATTAACTGCAAATGCTTATGCTTCACTTCAAATCAAAGATCTTTGGGTGTCTGATTGTGCTGGAACTTCACAGGTAATTTCTTGCACATCATCTCAAAGATTTTTGGAAAATATTACAGTTGATTGTGGGACATTCTGATGAACGATATTGATTATCAAGTTTTATTATCTGCATATCAAAAAAAAGTTTCAGAATTATCAAATCAAGTTGTAATTTATGAAGCTAAAATTACTTCTTTATCATCTTTAACTAGTGAATTGACAGATAAAATTACTAAATTAGAGTCATCTAAAAGTAGAAAAAAAATAGAGGAATCATCTGATTTTTGATAAATAAGTTAATAATCCCCAGTATATACTGAGGGTAGAGGTATATACCATCAATGAGGTTTTGAATGGCTGACCCAAAGATTAAGTTTAAAAGATCTTCTGTTCCTGGCAAAGTTCCTACAGTTTCAGATTTGCCTGCAGCTGAGTTAGCCATTAATACTTTTGATGGTAAAATTTATATTCAAAAGGATCAGAGCAGCATTGGCATAGGGACCACAGTTGTTGCAATTAATCCTTGGAGCGTAGGTGTAGGAAGTGCAACATATAATACTTATTTCACTGCTGGTAATGTTGGGATAGGAAGCACTCTACCAACAGTAAAATTAGCAGTTATTGGTGATGTCAATGTATCTGGAATCACTACTTCATCTCAACTATATGAAGGTCAGTATCAGGTACTAACAAAAGAACTTACTGATGCAACAAAAGAGCCTATAGGACATGAAGATAGAACTGAATCTACTATTGCATTTGATTCATCTAACAGAACTTTTAGTATTTCTCCAGTAAGTGGAAGTTTTAATGTATGGTGTCAGGCAGAAAAATATACTTATAATACAACACAATCTACAACAATACCTGATGTATCAGGAATCTATTACATTTATTTTGATCCTGTTGGCATTCTTACTTATAGGTCAAGTTATTTTGTCTGGGATAATGATACACCAACTGCTTATGTTTATTGGAATGCAGGTGTAGGAACTGCATATTATTTTGGAGATGAAAGACATGGTGTGACCCTAGATTGGGCTACTCATGAATATTTGCACAGGACTCGTGGGGCAGTCTATGCAAATGGACTTGGAATGTCCAATTATACTACTACAGGTGATGGTAGCTCAGACACTGATGCTCAATTTGATATTGCAGGAGGAACTATCTTTGATGAGGATTTGGAAATTGATATTACTCATAGCAATACTCCTACTGCAAATACCTGGGAGCAAGATTTAGAAGGTCCTGCAAGAATTCCAGTATTTTATTTAAGTGGAACTGAATGGGTTCTTGATTATCCTACTGAATATGCCCTTAAACAAGGAACAACAAGAATAAAATACAATCTCAATACAGGAGGAACCTGGACAACTCCAGATTGTCCTCAAAATAAAGATTACACATGTTCATGGATTATTGCCTCTAATAATCTTAACTATCCAATTTTTGCAATACTAGGACAAACATTTTCTAAACAACTGTCTGATATTGAGGCACTTACTTTTAATGATCTAGAACTCCCCAATTTCCCTTCATTAGAATTTAGACCTCTTTATAAGGTTATTTGGGAGACTGATTCTGGATATGCAAATACCCCAAAAGCAAGATTAATTGAAGTATATGACTTAAGAACAACAGAAACAGCTTCTTTGTTGACACAACCCACAATTATAGATCATGGATCTTTGACTGGTTTATCTGATGATGACCACTCTCAGTATGTTCATATTAGTGAAGGAAGAACAATTACAGGAATTCATACATTCTCCAATGGACTAATAAGCATTGGTAATGTTGGTATAGGAACTATAAATTATACAGAAAAGTTGCATGTCCAAGGCAATGTAAGAATTACTGGTGGGATTTATGATTCTAATAATAATGTAGGATCAGCTAGTTCAGTATTAAGTTCTACTGGGTCTGGTCTAAGATGGGTCAGACCAAATAGTGGACCTCAAGGAGCACAGGGTGCTGCAGGTGCTCAAGGTGCTGCAGGTGCTCAAGGTGCCAGAGGACCTCAAGGTCCAACAGGAGCACAGGGTGCTGCAGGTGCTCAAGGATCTCAGGGTGCTGCAGGTGCTCAAGGTGCAACAGGAGCACAAGGTGCTGCAGGTGCTCAAGGTCCTATAGGACCTCAAGGTCCAACAGGAGCACAAGGTTCTGGAGGAGCTACAGGAGCACAAGGTGCTGCAGGTGCTCAAGGTGCTGTAGGAGCACAGGGTGCTGCAGGTGCTCAAGGTGCCAGAGGACCTCAAGGATCTCAGGGTGCTGCAGGTGCTCAAGGTGC